CGTTGCCCAGCTGGTACGTCTGGGCGGCGCAGGCGCTGGCGGATGTTCCGGTGAAGGCAGGTCAACGCAAGAGCGAACAGGAGGATCCGAATGCTGATCAGGACAGTCGACTTCGAGACGACTGGGGTGGCGCCGCCGGCGCTGGTGATCGAAAGCGGGACGTGCAACGTCGAATACGCCGGTTGGGATAATCACTGGCTGATCGGTGACCCGATGGCCACACTCCATGGCGCCGATCGAATCCCGCCGGAGACCAGGGCGATTCACCACATCAGGACGGAGGACATCGCCGGGCGGGCGCCGTTCTACGCGCAGCCGTTCGTGGTCGAGGCGGTCAAACATGGGGTGTTCGCGTTGGCGGCACACCACGCCGACTTCGAGGATCAGTGGATCGGGAGGGTGCGCGGCATCATGCCGATTATCTGCACCTACAAGGCCGCTCTCCGGTTGTGGCCGGACGCCCCGGGTCATTCAAATCAGTGCCTTCGGTATTGGCTGGCTGACCAGGGGCTCGTGACGCTTGACGATGCGAAGGCGCAGCCGGCCCACCGCGCGGGCCCGGACGCCTACGCCACCGCGCATCTGCTGGCGGCAGAACTGAAACTAGCCACGGTTAAGGATTTGATCCAGTGGACGACGGAGCCGAAGCTCCTGCCCACGATCCCGATCGGAAAACAGCGCGGAGCCAAGTGGGCGGACGTCGAGGAAGGATTCCTCCGGTGGATGTTGAAAACCACCGACATGGATACTGATCTCAAGTGGAATGCCGAGCGTGAGTTGAAGAGGAGAATCGGACGATGACCGCAATCGAGACCCCTGCCGACATGACCGGCAAGCTGATCAACTTCAAGGACCGCGAAACCTGGCTCGCCAGTCGAACGAGCGGGATCGGAGCCAGCGAGATCGCGATCCTGTTTGGGATGGCCCCAGAGTCGTGGGGATCGCCGTTCTCTCTGTGGGCGCGCAAGACCGGACGCCTGCCGCCAGAAGACCTCGAGGGCGAATGGCTCGAATGGGGTCAACTTCTCGAGCCCGCGATTGCCGCACGATACGAGAAGGTCACCGGAAACAAGCTGTGGGACGGAGGTAACCCGTTCTGCATGGCGCAGCATCCGCGGATTCCGATCTTCCGCTGCACGCCGGACCGATGGGTAGTGGAGGCGGAGGGCAAGAAAGTCCCCGGCCTGCTACAGCTGAAAAACGCCGGTCACTACATGGCGGCGAACTGGGACGACGGCGTGCCCAACCACGTCCAGATCCAGGAGCAGGCCGAGATGGCGGTCACCGGGGCACCGTGGGCCGACGTCGCGGTGTTGATCGGCGGGAACAAGTTCCGCCACTTCACCGTCCAGCGTGACGATGCGTTCATCAAGGAGATCGAGGATCAGATCGCCTGGTTCTGGGGGTTCGTGGTGCGGGACGAGCCGCCCCCGGTGGACGCGTCCGAGGCCACGGCAATCGCTTTGAAGCGCCTCCATCCCCTCGACGATGGCACGACCGTGGAGCTATCCCTTGAAGCCCTTGACTGGTATGTCCAGCTTGAAGGAGCGAAGGGAACGATCAAGAGAGCGGAGGACATGGCAAAAGAGGCCAAAAATCATCTAACCGCCGAGATCGGAGCCGCCACCTTCGGCGTGTTGCCGGACGGTCGACGGCTGACCTACAAGCATCAGACACGAGAGGGAGGCTGGGTGGAGGGATCGACCTTCCGCGTTCTGAAGCTGGAGGGTGCGCGAAAGAAAAAGTGATCCGGTGGCGATCCGCCAAAGCAAGAATCAGATCAGGAGCAACCAACCATGAGCGTAAGCGTGCCGGAAGTCATCCAGTCCCCGATGTCCCTCGTGAGAGCCCCCGCCGAAATGGGTGAGGTTGACTACGTGGCCGAGGTGCGTCGGGTCTCGCATCAGGTGACCGCGATCCACCAGATGATGAAGGAGATCATGAAGGACGGCGAACACTACGGCGTGATCCCGGGGACCGAGAAGCGAGACCCGAAGACCGGCAAGGACATCAGCAAGCCGGTGCTCTACCAGCCGGGCGCCGATCTTCTGTGCATGTTGTTCCGCTTCAGGACCGAGTACGAGGCCATCCGCCTGGTGGAGCGGGACGACTTCATCAGCATGGTTATCCGCTGCCGCCTGATCCACATCCCGACCGGGCAGTGTGTCGGAGAGGGGATCGGGACCTCCAACTCGCGCGAGGACAAGTACTCCTCGAGGACGAACACCAAGACGTGCCCGAAGTGCAACGCCCACACGATCTACGCCAGCAAAGATGGCGGGTGGTTCTGCTGGCGAAAGAGGGGCGGCTGCGGCGCGGAGTACGCCGACAAGGACAAGGCGATCACGGATCAGTCCCTCGTGCCGATGACCGATGCGATCTGGAACCTCCACAACACGATCACCAAGCTCGGGAACAAACGGGCGAAGCTGGCGGCGATCCTAACCGCCACCGCGGCATCCAACATCTTCGCGCCTGACGATGAGACGGCGATCGAAGACTCTGGATCCGACGGCATGACCGCGGGGCAGTGGACCGAGATCACGGAACTGCAACGGCGGATCGGAATCCCGACCCGCGACCTGCTGACCAGCTACATCACCGACCTTTGCGGCAAGGAGCGGATCCAGGACCTGACCAGCGCGGACGCCTCGAAAATCATGTCTGCATTGCGCCAGCGAGCCGATGGGACCCCGCCGGCGACGTCGACCAAGCCGAAGGACCTGAAGGAGGCTGCCGTGGTCGCGAAGACCACGCGGGAGGCCAAGGCGGCGCTTGACGCGGCTGCTACGGGACTGGGGCTCGACACGCCCAAGGTCAGCACAGCGCCGAGCATCCAAGACCTTCGCAACGCGGTGAAGAAGGCCGGCGTATCCGAGGCGGATGTGTCGTCCTGGTTCAAGCGCGGAAGGCTCGAAGAAATACCCGAGGCGCAACGGCAGGAAGTGATCGACCAGATGGCCAAGTTCGAGACGTAGACACATCATGATCACTCGGCAGAAAGCGGAAGTGTGGGCGCAGCGCGGGGAACGGGTGTGGCTGATCGCCTTGGCACTGTCGATAGCGATACGCTTCCTAGTTGAAGCTGCGTCGGTGGTTCCGTGGGCGGTGGTTCTGCTTCCACTGTGGGGATTACCAGCGCTGTTGATCGGGCTCGTGGTGCTGGGCTATTTGCTACGTCCCTGGATCAGATGATGAGCTTCCGAAAGGAACGTTACGCCGCCGACTGGAAAGAGATCCGAGTCAGGATCCTCCGACGCGACGGGAATCGCTGCAAGTCTTGCCGGGCGCCGAACGGAGCTTGGATAAGCCGGGACAAGGACTTCCAATGGGGAGTCGAGAAGGGCGCTTATATGCTGGCTGACGGCGGGGAGGTGTTCGGCTACGACGGGACGCCGTTTGGGACCTGGCGCGGGTCGGAGTGGGAAGGAGCCCAGGCGGTGAAGGTCGTGCTCACGATCGCGCATCTCAACCACGTGGAGAGCGACAACGCCGATTCAAATCTCGCCGCCCTCTGTCAGATGCACCATCTTCGACACGATCGAGAGGATAACCAGCGAAGGGCGGCGAAAAGTCGGCGCGCTCGCAAGGCCGCGGGAGAACTGTTTTAGATGCCCCGCGAATGTCGGACAATCTTCGTGGGTGGAAACGCCGTGGGCATCGCCTGTGGCTCGCGCCAGCGCAGACCGCAGTGTTCCGTGCCAGGTTGTACGAAGCCCGGTAGTCGCCAGTGCGACGCCTCGGTGAAGCGGCGAAAGGGTTCGCAGACCTGTGACGCCTATATCTGCGAAGGCTGCGCCACGCCCTCGACGTGAGGGACGAAGATCGCGACCTAAGCGGCGCCACCCCTGGAATCGTGAACGTTGATCTATGCCCGCCGCACGCGAAGCTGGCGGAGAAAGTGAACGTGCAAAAGTGACCGCCCTGCACCGTTTATCAGCACTGGTTCCTGACGTGCATCCTGATCAGCGTCGCCGGGTTCTGGGTCGCCGGGATCGTCTCTTCATGGCGCAAATGACTTCCGAATCCGAGCGGGGAGGCTAAACCCAATGTCGCTGACAGCGGGGCCGATGATCCGTGTAAGGGAATGCCCGCAGGCGGGGCAGCCTCGGGGGAGCGGCGTACGCGCTCCTCGGACTCCGAGGCAAACGGCCGTGGTGATCAAGCCCGGTCGCTACATCGCCAAGACCCGGGACTCTCAGCCGCAAACCATCCGCGTCGTCGCTCGAGGACGTGGCTTTGCCGTGGAGAACGCCCGAGGCATCGGCATGTGTGGCGAGCTCGCCCGCCTAGTGGCCGCGGGGGTTGTGTTTGTCCCGATCCCAGCACGTCGCGGTAAGAGGTAGTCATGTCAGCAAAGGGTCGTGGAGAGAAGGTGGTCGGCAAGTTTGGGCACGTGAGCACGCCTGCCTGGACCGTCGATCGCCTGTTCGAGAAGTGGAAGCCGCTTAATCCGGGCGGGGTGTGGCTTGAGCCGGGGGCTGGCACCGGAGCGATCATCCAGGCAGCGAGACACCACGTCTCTCCGGTGTGGCACGCGGTCGAACGCCAGGCGAGGTTCAAGGATCAACTGTACGCGGCCGGCGCTGACATCGTATCGATCGCGGACTATCTGAAGTGGTCGATGCCGTTGACAGACGTGACGACCGTGCTTGGCAATCCAGATTTCGAGATCGCAGAGGAGACCCAACGCAAGTTCCGGGAGTTGTGCCCAGCGGCCGAGATCGTGCTTCTACTGCGGGTCAATTTTATGGCCTCTGAGGAGCGCTGGGAGTTCTTCGCCGACAAGGAGCCTGATTTGTTCGTCCTCCCAAATCGCCCAAGCTTCATGGAGAGTGGGGACACCGACGCGACCGAATACGCCTGGTTTCGATGGGGCCCATACGATGAACAGGAGGGGTGGATCACCATGTTGAACCTGACGCCCAAAAACATACGGCGGCCAGGGTGACAACCGTGGCGGACGTGGAAGGGCTGCTGAATGCAGCCGCCCACATGGCTGATTCAGTGGTTCAGCATCGTCACGGGAACCCGGTGCAGTTTCTGTTGATCGTGATCGATTCTGCGGGGCACATTGTGATCGCCTCGGACCCGGAGGTAGACCATGGGCAACTGCTGAGCCTGGCGATCCAGCAAGTGAAAGACGGGGACAACCTGATGGCCAAGACGCCCGGAGGTACACATTGACTTACGACGCCCTGGTTACGTATGACACGACAACGGCGCAGATCGCCGAGGTGGCCGAGCGTTACGCTGGCCTGGAAGCGACGACGCCAGACGGATACGAGGAGGTCAGACTCGCGATCGGACATCTGCGGTCGACGCGCGTGGCGATTGAAAAGCGACGCGTGGAGTTGAAGGCCGACGCGTTGGCCTTCGGTCGCAAGTGCGACGCCGTAGCGAAGGACCTGACCAACAGGATCGAGGTGATTGAGGCGCCCCTGCGTGCCAAGAAAGAAGCCATCGACGCCGAGAAGGAGCGAATCAGAATCGAGAAAGCGCGGGCCCTGGTCGCCGAGGCAGAGGCCAAGGCGAAGGCCGAGCGGGAAGCCCAGGAGGCCATCGACAAGGCGGCGCGGGACGCCGAGGAGGCACGCATCCGCGAGGAGCGCGCCAAGCTTGAGGCGGACAAGGCCGCGCTGGCTGAGGCCACACGCCAAGCGGAGGAGAAAGCCAAGGCGGAACGCAATCGCATCCGCGCCGAGCAAGCCGCTCTGGAGTTCCAACGGCGCGCCCTCGAGGAGGAGACCGCAGCGAAGACGCGGGCGGCGGAGCAAGAGGCGGCGGTAGAGCGTGGACGGCTCGCGCGTCTGGCGATGGCGCCAGACGTCGAGAAGCTGGCCGAGTTTGCGGCGCGCATCCGAGCTGTGATGTCGCCGCCGCTTCTGTGCTCCACGCAAGGGGCGGTTACGGTTATTGCAGTGGCCGTGAGCGAGTTGGAGGAGATCGCCGAACATCTTGAGGCATCTGCGAGGCTGATGTCTCCGTGACGCTACCTCGCTTCCCAAAGCCAACGGCGCGCGTGAAAGAGCCCAAGCCGCTACGCGCGCGCAAGCGCATGAAGCGCAAAACGCCGATGAAGGCCAAGCCCCCGCGCCGGCTGAAGACCGTGCAGTCAGACCCGGACTATCTGGCGTGGGTGAGAACCCTGTCGTGTGTACTGGCGTGCGTTGCAGAGTGCCTTTGCAATGGACCCGTCGAGGCGCATCACGCGGGGCGGCGACCAGGCACTGGTATCAAGGCCGATGACAGAACCGCGATCCCGCTCTGCACCAAGCACCATCGTTGCTGGCACGACATGACGGGGCCATTCGCGCTTCACGATAAAGCCGCGCGTCGCGACTGGGCCGATCGTCGAATTGCCGAGACTCAGGCCAGATATATCGAAGAACAATCGGAGGCAGCGTGAAAAAGGTTCATCTCGGTGAAGGACTGGACTTCGACGCCCACGCTCTGGCGACGTCCGTGTGGGCGGCGCTCGGCATTCGTGGCAGCGGCAAGAGCAACCTGGCGGCCGTGATCGCGGAGGGGATCCTGGACGCCGGGATCCCGGTGGTCGTGATCGACGCCGTGGGCCCGTGGTTTTCGCTGCGCTTGGATAGCGACGGCAAGACACCGAGCCGGTTCAAGATCCCGGTGTTGGGCGGCGCCCACGGCGACATAGCCCTGCCGCCAGGCGCCGGCAAGCAGGTCGCGGAAGCGCTGGCAGCTAGCCAGTCGTCGGCCGTGCTGGATATTTCGATGATGTCGAAGGGCGAGCGGGTCCGGTTCGCCGCTGAATTCGCCGAAGCCTTTTTCGAGGCGAAGAAACGTCACCTGGGCCCGGTGTCGGTGATCGTGGAGGAAAGCCAGCGCCTGATCCCACAGGTAATGCGCTTCGCGGATCCGTTCCTGTCGCGGTGTCTGGGGGCCTTCGAAGAGATGGCGGAGGTTGGTAGGAATTTTGGGATCGGCGTTGGGCTGCTGTCCCTGCGTCCCCAGAAGATCAACAAAGACGTTTTGAATCTCGCGGAAACGGTCGTGGCGTTTCGCACGCTGGGCGTACTGGAACGCAAGGCGATCGCTGAGTGGGTGCAGGAAAAGGGCGCCCCCGGTCGCGGTGAAGTGGCGGGAGAGTTGCCGAGCCTGGAACGTGGATCAGCGATCGTGTGGAGTCCGTCCCTGTTCGATGTCTACGGACGCTTCAAACTGGCGCTGAAATCGACGTATGACGCCAGCGCAACACCGGACAAGGCCAAGGCCGCGGTGAAGATGGACTCCCTCGATCTCGCGTCCCTGGAGTCGGCGATGGGAAAGGCGATTGCGGATGCTCGGGCGAACGATCCGGCGGAATTAAAGCGTGAGGTGTCCAAGCTTCGCGCGGAACTGGCCAAGCGTCCTAAATCAGCTCCGGTGGCATCTGCGGCGCCCGCGGATGCGAGCCTTCGCCGAGAGTTAGCCACCTGGATCAAGCTGGCGGAACAGAGAGCCGAGGCGCTTACAGAAGCACAGAACGCCGCCGGGCTCGCCCATAATGGACTCGGGAAGATGGCGCAGGACGCGCGCGAAGGTCAGGCGTTGATCGGGCGCCTGCTTGGCGTCCTCAAGCGCACAACCAAGACGCCGGCGGTTCCAAAGTCATTCCCCACGAATCATGACGGTCAGCGTTCGATCGGCGTGGCGGCGCCGACGGGAACCTCCGTGGCTGCCCTGGCGCGCGCGTTGACCAGGCCGCCGGCGACGAACGGGGAGGCGATGCCTATCGGTGAGCGAAAGATCCTGACCGCTGCCGCGCAGTATCCCAATGGCGTCACACGGGAACAACTCTCGTTTCTGGCCGGTTATAAGAGCAGCGCGCGCGATACATACGTCTCCCGTCTTCGAACCAAAGGGTTCGTAAACGTGGAAAACGGCTCGGTCATTGCCACCGAGGATGGCGTTGCCGCACTCGGTGATTTTGAGGCGCTTCCCACTGGGGACGCGCTTCGCGACTACTGGATGGCGCGTCTGCCGCCGGGGGAGCTAAGGATTCTGGAGGCGTTGGTCAACGCCTATCCTGGGAGTCTTACGCGGGATCAAATATCCGACGTGGTGGACTACAAGTCATCCGCGCGAGACACGTACATCAGCCGTTTGAACACGCGCAAGCTAATCAAGATCGATCGCGGAACAGTGTGCGCGAGACCGGAGTTGTTCGGATGATCCCGCCGGTTACCATCGGCGATCGTGTGCGCATCTCGGGAGAGGATCGCTCCCCAGTGCTCACTGTCGAGGTTCTGTACTTAGAAGGCAAGGGCGAGACCCTGACCGCCGCATGTAGCTGGAAGAAAGGCGCCCAGCTCGTGTGCTACCCGGCAAGTTCTCTGATTCGGGATGGAAAGTGAGTTGGCGGCGCGCCCCTGAACGGCTGGCGGATCTCCGCCACGTCCCGCCGCTGGCCATCGGGATCGGCTGGGCCCTGGCGCTGGCGCTCGGGTGCGCCCTTCTCGGCGTCTGGATGATGAAGCCGCTTGCCGACAAGCAGGAGAGGCGAATCGACAAGATCCGCCAGCAATTGGATCGCCGTGGGCAGTGATCAGGTATCGTCGCGCGTGGTCTCGACCACGTACCAGTCCCCGAGCCGCCGAGCGAATGTCAGATGACCGGCACCGCGCACCTCTTCGACGAGGTCATCCACTTCGGACTCCAACAGGACTCCGATCGGCCACAATGGGGCGGCGCTGGCTTGGGTTGACTGACCTGGCATCACAAGCCGAAGGATAGCGGAGAATCACGAAACGACAAACGGGAAAGGATTCAGAACCATGGCCAAGAAAGATAAGAAACCGACGGTGATCAACGGCGAGGAGGCGACAAGGCAATACAAGAAGCCGATGCCGGTTGAACTGTCAGACGGCGAAAAGCTGCTGATGGTGGAAGCCCTCGGCAAACTGACCGGAAAGCTGAAGGAGCAGCAACTCCAATTCAAGACGGAGAGCGAGGAAATCAAGGGGAAGATCAAGGAGACGAAGGCCAAGATCCAAAAGATCGAGGACTGCATGGAAACCGGCACAGAGGATCGGGAGGTGGAGATCGCGGAGATTGGAGACTTCAAGCGCCGCCGGGTGGACATCTACCGGGTTGACGTGGACCCACCGGAGAAGATCGATAGCCGGGCGATGCGCCCCGAGGAAGCCCAGGTCGAAGACAAGCGCCTAACGGACGTGAAGCCGTCCAAGGCCGAGAAAGAAGAGACCAAGAACTAACAAGACACTAGTTAGTCCCCGGCGGGCACCGAACGCACGCGGCGATCTTGGACCATTGCCGCGTGCGGTCGAGTTGGAGGAGCGGCCGGTGTCCGTCGGGGGTTTGACACGGTCCTGGGAATAGGTTCATCGTTGACACCATGAAAACCGCCATCCGCTCATTCACTCTGCCGGTGTTGCTCATTCTCCTCGCCGCCTCCGCGCCTCAGCCGGGCTGTGCAGCCATCCAGAAGAACCTCCCAACGGTTCTCGCCTACGTGCAGGACGGCATGCTGGTGCTCGATGAAATCGCCCGATTTGCCCCCATCGTCTTCGCGGCGCACCCGAATCCGAAGCTTGAGGCCGAGGTGAACGCGGCTCTCGCGAAGGCCCGCGCGTCGCTCGATACGGCCCTGCGGATCGCCCAGGGCACCGCGGATATCAATCAGGCCCAACTTGATGCCGCGTTCGCGGAATTCAAACAGGCGTATCTGGACGTGACGGGGCTTCTCGGACCGTACGGATTGAGTGTTCAAGGGACGGCCCTGGTCGCGCGCAGCGGGCCGACTCCCAGCCTGGTGGTCCCCGAGCCTCTGGCGTTGGTCGGTCGATGAGGCGCGGTCGTGGCTGGCTCAAGGACAAGCCAGACCCGCGGGACCATTCGTACAGTGCGAGGCGCGCCGCAGGATCCACCGCTTCCCCAGACGCGCACCTTCGCGCGTACATCCTGGGAATCATCGATCAGGAGCAGGAGGGATCATGTGTCGCCAACAGCTTGGCGCAGAACGTCCGCATGTCCCACGCTCGCCAAGGCGCCAAAAATCCCCCGTTACTGTCGCGAAATGGCCTGTACTATCTTGCGCGCGCAGTCACCGGCGATCAGCACCAGGACACGGGAACGTACACCCGCAACGCCTGCGCGGCGCTTGTGAATTTCGGCTTCGCTCCTGAGAGCGTGTGGCCGTATGACGACAACGTAAATCCAGGGCCGAACGGCGAGTTACCGCAGTTTGCGCGGATGCCGTCGGCTGAGTTCTTCCGTCTCGCGTTTGATCAAAAGGCGAAACAAGCAGCAGCCGGCACGCTACCGGCCTACTTGAGAATCACGGAGACGGGCGACGCCCGCGTCCAGATGATTCGTCACGCCCTGGCGGCCGGCTTTGGGGTGTCCTTCGGGACACTGGTGTCCGAAGCGTTCTGCCAAGGACGGACCGATCCGACCGTTGCCGCTGACCCGCCCCTCGGTGAGCAGATCGCGGGAGGTCACGAGCTACTCGTTACGGACTCGTGGACGAACCCGGATGGGTCGTACGATTTCAGCATCGCCAATTCGTGGGGTCCTGATTGGGGAGAGGCAGGGTATTTCAGAATGAGCGCTGGTTACATCAAATGGCCCGAGACAGACGATCTATGGATCGTCGAGGCGCCCCCGCTCTATTCGTCGGATGCCCAGGAGGTGGCGTGATGCGCGCTCTGCTGATCGGCATTCTCTTCGTGGGACTTGGCTGCCCGCACAACCCGACACCGACTCCGGTGCCGCCGACACCGGGCGCCATGGATGCAAGTGGTCCGGCGACGTGCGCGGATGTCTGCCAGCATGAGTCCGTCCTTGGGTGCTCGGGCGCGCAGCCCACGCCCAATGGTGCATCATGTGTCGAGGTCTGCGCGAACGTTCAAGCGTCCGGGATCATCTCCTGGGATCTTGTGTGTCGAGCAAACGCGGCAACGTGCGAAGACATCGACGCCTGCGAGAAGTGATCGTGAAAGCCTTCGTCCTGTGGCTCGCCCCGCTCGCTCTCGTGCTCGGCGCCCTGTGTTGTTATTCACCCAACGATCCGCCGCCGTGTCGGCCGGGCTCGGTCGAATGGCCGCGATGTGACCCGACACAGCCGACGTGGCCCATGGCGGTCGAGCGGCACATGGCCGCGCGGGACGCAGGGGCTGACGAGCGATGAATAATTGATTCGCTGCATGCTCGGCGTCCATCGTTGGCAGTATTATCGGCGACGTATGGTCTGCCGATTCTGCCCGAAGACCCGTGAGCACAGGCGTCGCAATGTCTTTGATATGTTTCATGGCATATTTTCCGCGGGAGCTGACCGATGAAATGGCTCGTATCGACGGTCGTCATCGTCGCGGCTGCGCTTCTCTCCTGCGCGATCCAGCGCCCGCCCAAGACTGCCGAATCAATTCGCGCTGCTGCGATTCGCTTCGCTCAGTCGCGCGGGTTGCCACCATGTCCGACTGACGGACGCGCCGTGGACCCCGAGTCCACTTGTTACGATAACCAGGGCATGACGTGGTCAGGGTGTGCTTGGACCACCTGTGGTGCCAATCCAGAATGCCAGGTGTCGATGAACGCCCAGAACAAATCCTGCGGGCCGATGGACGACGTACCGGATTGTGAGCCCTAAATGTGCTGGCGAGATGATCGCATGCCAATGTCATACTGGACTCGCTACCAGCGCGCCGCCACTGAGGCCGAGGAGCCGCCAGTCCAGGTCAAGACGTGCTCGGTATACGCCCAGCCATGTGTCGATGAGAAGGGTTGCGATGAGACACGTCGGTGCCTTGAGAAGGAGCCGTTTTGATGGATCCCATCGCCTTCTCGTGCTTCATGCTGTGCGCCGCGATCGTGATCCTGGTCGCGGACGCCACCAGACCGAGGTCTTGACCACGATGGACAATGGCATCCAATTTCTGCAGGCCGCGCATTGTCGCCCGGCGAATAGAACCGCGATCGACTGGATCGTGATTCACTCGGCTGAGATTGCCCAGGTCACTGGCGCTGCCGCGTCCCTGATGCGCGCGTGCGCGAAGTCGGAGCGCATCGCTTCCTGGCATTTCGCCGTGGACAATGCCGAGGTCACACAGTCAGTGCGGGAGACCGACATCGCGTTTCATGCGCCGGGCGCCAACGCCATGGGCATCGGCATCGAGCTCGTGGCCAGCGCCTCATTCACGTCCGATGACTGGGATGACGACTACAGCCGGTCCGTGATTTCGCGAGCCGCAAACCTGACGGCGGCGCTCTGCAATCGGTGGAACATACCCGCGGCGTTCGTGGACTCGGCCGGCTTGCTCGCCGGGACACGTGGTATCACGACTCACGCGGCCGCAACCGACGCCTGGCACAAGTCGGACCACACGGACCCGGGGCCCGCCTTCCCGGTGCAGCGGTTTCTGGACTTGGTCAGGCAGTATTCCCAGCCAGTCGCCTGACGCCGCGTACTGGTGTAGCGTATACACCAATGGCCAAGACGCCGAAGCCGGAAGCGCCGCAGGAGATTCGTCTCGAATACGTGGCACTGGCCGAGCTGAAGCGCTGGCCGAAGAACGCCAAGGACCACGACCTGCCGGAGATCAACGCGTTCTATGACCGATTCGGCTACGTGATGCCGATGCTCGAGGACGCCCGCTCGGGCAAGCTGGTGGCCGGGCACGGGCGGCTGGAGATGCTGGAGGTCAAGCAGGCCGGCGGCGAGCCACCTCCGGACCGCATCATCGCCCGCGATGGTGACTGGTGGGTGCCGGTGATCCGCGGCGTGGCGTTCAAGAGCGACAAGGAGGCAGCGGCCTATCTCCTGGCCGATAACAAGATTTCGGAAAGGGGCGGGTGGGACGCGGATCTACTCGCCGAATTCATGAAGGAGAACGATATCGCCGCGGGCGGGATCGGGTTCAGCCAGAACGAGATCGACAAGATGATCGTGAGCAACGCCGATGCCGAGCTGGAGGGGGTGCTCAATCTCGGCGAGGGCAGCCCGGCCATCATCATCGAATGCGCGAGCGAGAAGCAGCAGCGGCAGCTTTTGAACCGGTTCGCCAAGGAGGGCCTCAAGGCCCGGGCGTTGATGTAGATGCGCGTGGATCTGGATCTCGAGGTCGATATCAAGCGGACCCCGCGTGTTCAGCAGATCGAAGGCATGTTTGATGTCCAGGAGAAAGCACGCGACGGCGTGTCGTTTCACTTCGACGTGCCGCTGGAAGAAAAGCCCTGGTCGGTCGGTCTGATCGTAGGTCCGTCGGGGGCTGGAAAATCCAGCTGCGCGCGGGCGCTGTTCGGCAAGAATCTGGTCGACGGCTATCCCTGGAAGCCCGGCGCCGCCATCGTGGATGGATTCGGGGACATCTCGATCAAGGAGATCACGAAGACGCTTTCCAACGTCGGGTTCAGCTCGCCGCCGGCGTGGCTGAAACCGTTCTCGGTTCTGTCGAACGGCGAGCGCTTCCGGGTGAACCTCGCGCGGGCGATCTTGGACCCGCGACCGCTGGTGGCGGTGGACGAGTTTTCGTCCGTGGTGGATCGGGTGGTGGCCCGGATCGGATCCCATGCCGCCGCGCGCACGGTCAGAGCGACGAAGGGCAAGCAACTGGTGGCGGTGACATGCCACGAGGATGTGATCGACTGGCTCCAACCCGATTGGGTTCTTGAGCCGCACGTCGGCACCTTCTCATGGAGGGCGCCCCAACGAAGACCAGGCGTCACGATTACGATCACCCGCGCGAATACTTCAGCGTGGCGGTTCTTCAAACGTCATCACTATTTGACCGCGTCCATCCACGCTGGTGCGACCTGCTTCGTGGCGTGGGTTGAGGGTCAGCCGGTCGCCTTCGACGCCTGGCTGCCGTTCGTGGGACGGACGTCGGACGGGCGCATGGGGCGCCGCGGGCATCGAACGGTGTGCCTGCCGGATTACCAGGGCGTTGGAATCGGCAACACCCTGTTTGAATTCGTCGCCTCGCTCTGGTCTGGTCTCGGGTATCACGCGTACAGCTGCACCGGGCACCCTGCGGAAATCGTGAACAGGATGCGCACCGGAAAATGGCGCATGTCCCGCAAGCCCGGTTTCACCACAGCTTCAGGCGGGGCGCTGGCCGAAAACTTCCGAAGCACCAGAAGCAACCGACGTCGAACGGCATCATTCGAATACATCGGTCCCAAGATGCCAGAGGATCTCGCCGAAGCGATTCTGGCGGACACGGTAACGGTGTGATCGGGGTCGCCCAGGCCGCGGCAATCGCCCAGATTCGGATCATCGACTATCAGCGAAGTGAAGCGACTGGCGTCCTGATCTCCAGTGGCTGTGGGATCATGATGGCGGTCATGGATTGCGTGCCGACATTGCGCTGGTGCGTGGACATCGACAGCCAGCCCAAGGGAGCAGGGCTCGAATTCTTCTGCCGCCTGATCGACGGAGAGATCGGCCCGGTCGGGGTAGCGGGGTGGTTTTCGCTGACCAATCCGACGGAGCTACGCCGGGCGATCGCTTCCATGACGGCGGCACCCCTGGTCTACACGCAACCGGGTCTTGGCGCGGGGATCTCGTGCCCCAATCTCGACACGTTCATAGCCTCACTGTCACGCGCGCGCACGTTCGCGCAGCCTGTGACAACGTCAGTCCGACGAGCCACCTTCGGTCGGTAGCAGTTTGCACGCGTGGCGACGCCCCGTCATGAAATACATTGACGACCTGCGCCACTCGACTACTATTAGAAATGTAGACGAGACGACAAACGAGACAGAAAACGAAAGAGACGAAAGGACCCGACGAACCCGCCGAAGGGAGTCGAATGAATCAACGTAGTCGGATCCCTTCGTGAGTCCCTGGGCTGTCACGCTAGAGCGTACCTTCTGATTCACTGTGAATTGAGTCATGTTCAATCAACGAAATCACCCAAGGAGAATCCCAATGGCACACGAAGTAGAGACGATGATGTATGTAGGCGAGACCCCGTGGCACGGCCTGGGGACCAAGCTTGACGCCCCCCCGTCAATCGCTGAGGCGCTGAAACTGTCGGGGCTTGACTGGGGGGTGTCGCTTGTCCAGCTCCAAATGCCCGACGGGCGCAAGGTCGATCGCTTCGCCACTGTACGCTCGACTGATCAGCGTGTTCTCGGGACCGTGGGCCCCGGGTATCGTCCAGTTCAGAATGCGGATGGACTCTCATTCTTCGAGCCGTTCGTTGCGACGGGGGCCGCAAAGATTGAAGCGGCGGGCTCGCTTCGCGAAGGCTCGAAGGTGTGGATGCTCGCGAAAATCGATCGCCCCGACTCTGTGATCGTTCCACAAGCCGACGACCGCGTATCGAAGTATCTGCTACTCGCGAACGGTCATGATGGGTCGCTCGCCGTCAACGTCGCGCTGACCCCGATACGTGTCGTCTGTCAGAACACGCTAAACGCGGCGTTCGGCGACTCTCGCACCGCGAACATGAAGATCCGCCACACGTCCGGAGCTGGCGACGCCTTGAAGGAGGTTCAGAAGACAATTCAGAAAGTCGATCATGATTTCGAGAAGGCAGCCGACATCTTCCGGGGACTCGCCGGGGTCAAGATTCGAAGCGCCGCTCAGTTGCGCGAGTACGTGGATCGCGTGTTCTCGCCGAATAAGAAAATCATCGACGTCACGGAAGTCCCCGAAGTGACGACGGGAGCCAGCGACTTGGCCGCGCTTCTGTCGCGCCCCGCTCGCATCTCTGACACCGCGACTCTGTCAGCCGAGTCTGGGAACATGACGAAGGAGACCAAGTCTCGCGTATTCGAGGAGGTCGCCGTCATGTTCGAAAAAGGACGCGGAAACGACCTGCCGGGCGTCAGGGGGACCGCGTGGGCCGCTTACAACGCCGTCACTGAATACATGACCTGGGAACGCGGCTCGTCTGCCGACAACCGAATGGACGCCCTTTGGATGAAGGGCGCAGGGGTTGCTCAGCGCGCCGCGAGCGCCGCCAAGGAGATGTTTCTCGACGCGTAGAACGTTCGTCACCCGCGCGCGCACCTGATACGACGCGCGCGGGACCCACAAGCCCGAAATCAGCAAACCCCTGCCAAGGAATCGAAATGCACACCGCCGGAATCAAGCGAATTGAGTGCCGTCAAGGAAGCTACTACGCCTATCTACTGGGGGACACGAGCGACCCCAAGAAGGCGCAGAAGGCCGCGAAAGTCTGGGGCGGGCCCCTCTTCAAGGATGCCACGTTCTGCCTTGTCGACGCGAGCGACACCAGTATGCCAGTCACCCGCGAGACGGTTCTCGCGCTGTACGATATCAACGCGCCGAAGCGCAGCGTGGAGCCGAAGCCGATCAGAATGCGCGCGCCTGTTCGCGTGACGCGTCCGCCAGTCGATAAGGTGTCCGTCTGTCAATTGCCCGTGAAGCCGGCGAAGGCCCCCCTGCCGCCCACCGTCGTCGTCAAGCCCCATCGCTCTGACTGCGGATGCGGCCCCTGCATGCAGCAACGCTACCCGAACGGCGTGCCGACTGCGCCCGTCGCACCGCCCCCCGCGCCGCCGTGCGCTATCGGGTTCTTCGAAGCCGCCCCTCAGCGGAACGGAGGTGCGCTGTGAAGATTACGCAAGCATCGATCAACGATCTGAGGCGAGCGGCAGAAATTACCTTGAGGGCAAAGGGCTGGCCAGAGGCCATGCGCGAGGCCCCGGCGCTAGAGCGTCGGGCGCAAGTCGCGTGTGCAGTGGTGGATCTTCTCACCGATATCGCGCTCGACTTGTGGCCTGACGGCGATCCAGAAGCGGAGCACAACGCCGACACGCTGGAGTCAATCGCGCGTCGGCTGGACTTCATGCGCCCGACGGGAGGTGAGGGATGAACGCCAGGGAGCGCGCGAAGCACGAGCGGGCATTACTTAAGACGTTCCCGAATGACGGCCGCCCATTGCTTGCCGTCTGCGCCCCGGGTTCGCGAAACGTCTCTTTCACCGGGGGGTATTCCGGTGTCGTCAAGACCTGCGAACAGTATTTGCGGATGCTCAGCGACGACGGCAAGAGTCGACGCTACACGCGGATCGATCTGGGCGACGATCGCCAGTCTGTCGGTCTGTTTGTGGGCTCTGCGTCGCTCGTCAACGGGCGTGTGGAGATCGAACTATGAAAGCCTTCACGATTCAGCAACCCCACGTAGGCGCAATTCTAGCTGGGCTGAAGCCGTGGGAGACGCGCAGCTGGCGAACGAAGTACCGAGGGGCGCTGATTCTTCACGCAAGCGGCGCATTCGATCGCGACTGGCTGAACAATCCGAATCGAGACATTCGACGCTTCGCAATCCACGCGAGCTATCTACGGCTGGGCGCGATCTTGGGTATCGCTGACCTGACCGACTGTCGACGCGTCGAGGACGTGCCAGAAGGCCCCGAACGAACGTGGGGGAACTTCAGCGCCGGACGCTTCGCGTGGCGACTGGAGAACGTGCGAGCGTTCCCGCGCGCGATCGAATGCCGCGGGGCGCTGTCCTTCTGGGATCCTGCAAAGGTGCTTGAACCCCCAGCGCTGGCAAGCTTGCTCGAAATGCTTGGGCAGCGGGTGCTGACAGACGACAACGGGCAGACGTTGCTGGGCGGGGTGCTCTGATGGGACGCGAGACGTGGACGCAGGCGGACTATCTCGCCAAGCTGCACGCCGAGTGCCGCACCATCCGCCGAACGATTGCCAAACTCGCGCTTAACGAGGCGGACCTGGCCGCAGTCACGCGAGCAACGGAGCGCGCGTATCGCGCGGAGCGCTTCAGCCCGCCCGGGTCATGCGATCTGATTTCGGACGCACGCTCGGGACTTGAGGCAGCGCTCGACGCTGGGCGCGAGGTGCGACGACTTGAGCACTGGCGCGCCATCAGAGCGATACGAGACGAGATGAACGAGGAGCGCGCCCGCTCGCCCTGGGCGATCATGTCCCACTGAGCGCGACTCAGAGCAAGAATCATCAAATACCTCGACCAAACGAGACGATTAAAGTTTCCCCGTAATCTGTCGATGAATCTCTCATGACAAATACAACAGCCCAGAAGCCCCGCACCGAAACCCCAGCCCCGAGAGATCCGGGCCAGACACGAGCCTACGCCCTCGCCGAATGTCTGACCGAGCGCGCGTGTCGAGTCATGGTCGAGCAAAATCTCCCGACCCTGCGTGACGCGCTAGACGCGGTGCTGTCAGAGGTCGGGGCCCCACCGCCCGCCGACGTCGGGAAGACGACCCGAATTCCCCGCGAGACGATGGCGACAGTCATAGACGAGCGCCGCCGATAAAACCGATCCGAAACTCCTGCCAAATAAAACGAGGTCCATCATGTCCACTGCCATTCTGTTTCTACGTCTGTTCCTGTCCGCTCACCCAGCGCCCGTTGTTCACGCCCCGCGCCCCTCGGTGCTCGTGATGGACCTTTCGGGACCAGCTGCTGAGCCTGAGTCGGAATTCCCAACCATCGCGTTCCAAGGGGCGGCTGTGAGCTGGCGCGCGCGGCTCGCTGAAATCGAGCTAGCCTCACTGGAGATCGGCGGAGAAACGGACGTCGTCTCATGAGCCTCGAAGAACTTGGGGGCTGGATTATCGTCGGTTGTGGAATCGTGGGCGTGTGGTGCGCCTGGAAAGGTTGGCTGTCGTGAAAGCTGCCGTCATCTGGCCATCGGTCATCTCGGACATCGCGCGCGAAGTGATGCGGCGCTACCATGGTGAGGTTCTAACGCCTGCGCTGATGACTCGCGTCGCACTGGAGCTGAACGCCGAGCTTTACGATCAGCTTTGGTTCGAGCCGCTGCCCGCCGCGGCCGACTTCGGTCGCGACCGCGGCGTGCCGTACTTTTGCCACGAGTCCCTGACGGTCGCCGCTGGTCGGACGATGTCCGAGGGCATCATCGTCGATCGCGCGTCCTCAATCGCGCAGGTGCTCACGCTCAACTTCGCCCCCGAGTGGAACGACATCACGCAACCGATGGCCGTGGCGATCGCGCGAAGGGAGGGCAGCCATGGGACGTGACTGCGAGCGGTGCGACGGGACAGGGGAAACGCCCACGGGCGAGACGCCTACCTGCCTGGACGACGATCGAGACGTAGAGACCTGCAGGGAATGTCACGGAACGAAACTGGCGAGATGCATCATCTGCGATGAGCCGCAGCTTGGGGATTGCCCGACAGACACGAACACGGGAGGGACCAATGAAACGCGAACCTGAAAATCGACCCCTGAACTGGCCGCTCACCGCTGGAATGCTGGCCGTTGCGGTGTGGGTGGCATGCTGCGGATGCGACGTAGGGCCGCCGGCAGGCGAGCCCCCGCCGACGATTCTGAAAACGGTGGTCAACACCGATGGGACGCTGACCGACTACCTCAGCAACGGGAAATATCAGCCCGATGAATTCCAGCCGGCCGACGGCCTGATCTGCGTCAACTGGGATATCTGCCCCGAGGGAGTTGTTCGGTGGGCTGACCAGCAGGAGGTCCCGGTCCTGGCAACGTACTGTCGGGCGACGTTTCCGGGGCTTCAGCTGAGCTGTGGGGCATGCATCGACACGCGAAGCCCAGCGTGCGCGCCGTATCGCGGGAGGTGCATGGCGCCCAATTGGCCAGCGCAGGCCACGGATTACTGCGGACAGGCCGTGAGCCCGCCGGATGGCCCGACCCATGCCTGGACGCTCTGCACGGGTTCGGCGCAGCAAGGACCGCAAGCGCAGGCGGTCTGCGGGGTTGGTGGGCCGTGATCATTGCGGTGATGGCGATCGTGACCTGGGCGTTCATCATGGGCCTGGTTCTGGGCAGGCTCTGGCAAGGCGCGAAGGATGAGATGTGGTCGATCTCCCAAATCGGTGCCGACGGCGACCGGTGTCCAGTGTGCGAAAAGTTCAAGCAATTGGGATTGCAGTCGAGCAAGTTGTGTGAGCCGCGCTCGTGAAGAAACGGCGTGACTGGTTCATCCTGGCGGTCTCGCTGGCGATCTTCGCGAGGTGCTGTCATGAAGAAACGTTTGACCCTGTGATGCCCCGCCGACCGCACGCCTGGGGGATGCCGCGGGCCCGCACGGTGCTTCCGAAGGCCGCAGAAAAACCCAAACAGATCACGACGTTCGAACGGTCGCCTAGGCTACCGTCATTGGTGCGACCATGAGCGACGAGGAAGAGTCCGAGGGCCAGCCGGACCGCCACATCCTGCTGATGGCGGCGCGGCAGACGGGCAAGAGCCTGTGGGACCGGCTGAAGCGAGAAGGGGCGGGCTCCGGCACGTTCAGCAATCTTCTGGGATCGCCGCCGCTGACCTTGGAAGCCATCGTCATGGCCGTGGAGCAGCCTAGAGCGCGACTGCCCGGCGCCGCCATCGCCGACGTATCTGGTCACAAAGGGGACCGGATACCTCGAAGGCATGTTCGTGGCGCACCGATGGCACTGGCAGGGGCGGAGCTGCACCAGGACGTCTGCCCGGCGATGGCTTCGCGAACGAGACGGGCTACGCGTAAAGCTGGAAAAGGCGGGCCTGCGAAGGGGCCCGGAGCTGGATGGGATAGAGCGGGCGCTGGGAGGTCTGATTGTTGTGTGGCATGGTGCGGTGCCGTCTGCATATCACGCGCCGCAATTGGGCAGGCGGATTGGCGGGCCTTCGCCGGTCAACGGATTACGGTATACACACGCGCGTCCCGATTCGGTTACACTGATCACGTGGCTCGGGAAGAGGAACCGAAACAGAAGCGACCCAGGCACCCTGCGAGCCTGGCGAACCTGCGGCCCCCAATCAGACCGGGGGAGCGGCTCAATCCGAAGGGCATCAACGGGGTCAACTGGCTGGCGGAGTTCCGCCGGTTCGCGCTTGAGGAGATTGACGATCCCAGACCCAAACAGGTCGGCAAAAAGTTGCTACGCGTGCGAGCGGTGCGGGAGGCCCTCTTCGCGAAGGCGCTCCGGGGCAGCGACAAGGCCCAGCAGTTTTTTCTTGAGCAGCTCCAGGGGCGCGCCGTCCAACAGATTCACATCAGCGGTCCGGATGGCGGTCCGATCGAAACGGACGGCACCGTTCGGAGTGCTCGGGCCCTGACCACGAAGGAGCGCCGGGCCCGGGTGGCTGAACTGATCGCGAAGGCCACGGCGGGCACGGTTGAATCCACCATCCCAGACGAGGAGCAGGAGAAATGAAAAGGATAACAACTCTGAGCAAGGCTCTCCTGGCGGGCCAGGACATTCTCTCCGAAGCTCGGGCATGGCAAGAGAAACGACAGGACATCCGGGGCCGGGTCACCGCCGAACTGGACAAGGTGCGGGCCCGCGCGAGCCAGCTCACCGAATTGTTGGCGGAGCTGGACGGCGGCGCGCCGGCGCAGAAGACGTCCGGAACGCCAACGGGCCCGGGCGGCAGCAAGCGGCGCGCCGCCGGCGGAAGCGTTGGACCGGTCAAGGGCGGCAGCCGATGGCGGTATCAGATCCGCTTGGACGGGAAGTACTACTCCAAGGCGTTCGCGACCCGCGGCGAGGCCGAGGACGCGCTGGAGGGGTTCAAGATGCGCCTCACGCCAGACCCGGTGCGACTGGGCGATCTGCCGGTGCTGCATCAGAGCAAGTTCGACCGCATGCCCCAAGAGGAGCCGACCGAGGAGCTACTCCAAGACCTTCGCGACCCTGATCGACGACCGCCACCACCGCCGGTCCCCGTCGAGCAAAGCGTGGTGGGCTACATCCATCCTGGTGCTGGATGGGGACCAGTAAAGGCCGGCGGTCTGGTCACGCACCTGAACTGCAAGGGCACGGGCAAGGTCCCGGAACCAGGCAATGTGCGCGGCAAGACGATGTGTCGCCCGTGCAGTGGCGAAGGGTTTCGCCGATGCCTTCCGGTCGGGGCGCACGCGTGAGGCGCCTCAACCCAGCGCCTGACTCCCACGTTCGGGTGGGGCCAGGCATCGACGTTGCGGCTTGCGGGGAAAGGGGAGTCCATCTGACCTATGTGCAATCCCTTCCACATGCCGGTTGCGTGAAGTGCCGAGAGGCCCGAACGGACCCAGCCAAATCGGCGGAGCAGAGGAAGAGGTTGCGCAAGGTGGCCGCGGCGAGGCGGCTCGAGGAAAGACGGCGGTCGTTGCCAAACCGATCTCGAGCGGACCAGTAGGGCGCTGGGATCATGATGATGACCCGACCACGCAACCCGGCCTGCCTCACCAAGAGCCAGGCGACCGACGCGTTGACGGCGTTGAAGGTCAGCGTGGAGCGGTCTGGGCTGATGGTTCACCTTGCCATCACCGCCACGATCTGCGGCGTGGAAATCATCCACAAGGGCAAGACCTTCGGATGGCACGTGACGATGGGCGGGGATCCACACGCCGAGCGCGGATCGTTCAACGCCATGCTCGCCGCCGTGCGACGCTGGGCCGCGGAGAGGGCCGGCGCGTGAAAGAGGTGAGCGTTAGGGAGGCTCTCGATCTGTTGAAACAGTATCTGGAAAAGACCGGCGACATGAGCGACGTCTCGGTGGTGTGGGTTGAGCCAAGCCGCCCAAGGCAGTCCCTGGTGTTTGGAATTCGCGCCAAGGGGGATGACGGCAGAATGTACGAACTGACATACGCATCCGGTCGTGACGATGGCGCGCTGGTCATGCGGATCGTCGAGGCCGCCAAGCGCTGGTGTCGGACGGCTTCGATCTCGAACACGCCGCCCCGCAATTGAAGGCTCCATGGCGCTGACCGCCGAGGAGGAAGTCGAGCTTCTGGAGCTCGAAGAGGTCGACTCCGGCGGCGAGTCCCTTTCGAACTTCATTCGGCGCATGTCGCCGCACCATCCGCCGCCGCCGCACCTCAAGCCGTTGATCGACCTGATCGAGCGGGCGAGGCGCGAGGTGGTCCGCGCCGTGATTTCGTTCCCGCCGCGGCACGCGAAGACCACCACGATCCAGCACGGCCTGGCCTGGTGGCTCACCCAATCGCCAGCCGATACCCACGCCTACATGAGCTATTCGGACACCCAGGCGCTGTCCAAGTCGGGCCCGACGCGGGAGCTGGCCTTGCGCGCGGGCGTGGAGCTTCGGACGGACAGCACCAGCAAGGCGGAGTGGCGCACCACGGACGGCGGTGGATTGCTCGCCGGCGGCGTTGGCGGCGGTCTCACCGGGCAGGGCGTCTCGGGCCTCCTGGTCATCGACGATCCGATCAAGAACCGCGAGGAAGCCGACTCAGAGATCCAACGGGAATCGGTGTGGGGCTGGTTCACGGACGTGGCCATGACCCGGCTGGAAGGCGCCTCGGTCCTGGTGGTCATGACGAGGTGGCACAAGGACGATCTGATCGGTCGGCTGATCGAACAGGGCGGCTGGGAGGTCCTGAACCTCACCGCCATCGCTGAGGTCGAAGATCCTGCCCACGGCTTCCCGGCCGATCCCCTCGGGCGTGCTCCGGGGGAAGCGCTGTGGCCTGAGCAATACCCAGTGGAACAATGCGCCTCGCGAACGTGCGCGCACTCCGGGCACCTGTCGAGCATCCGCAAGACGAACGAATATACGTTCGCGGCGATGTACCAGGGACGTCCACGCCCTCGAGGAGCGACGGTCTTCGGCTCGCCGACCTACTACGATCACACCACCTTCAGCATCACCGGGAAGCAAATCGTCATCTACGCCGACCCGGCGGCGACCAAGAAAACATCCAACGACTTCAGCTCGATCATGGCGATGGCGATAGAGGGACGCGAGCCACACACCCGCAAGGGATGGATTCTCGAGGTCTACCGAAAGCAGGTCACCGTCCCAACGTTCATGGATGACCTGCGAGCCTTTCAAGCCCGCTGGGGTAACACGGTGGCAAACGTTGAGGCCGTGGGCATGGCGCGGGCGATCCCGGACATGCTGGAGCTGGTCGATCCGGGAGGCGTGGAGGGCGACACCGATCCGCAGGGCGACAAGTTCACCCGGGCCCAGCCGGTCGCGGCTGCCTGGAACGACCCGGATGGTGGGCGAGTACTCGTCCCAATCTCCGCTCCCTGGCTGAAGGAGTACCTGCGGGAGATGGAGGACTTCACCGGCGTGAACGATGCCCACGACGATCAGGTTGACGTGACGTCGGGCTGCTGGAATTCCTATGAGCCGAAGGTTATCTACAGTGGGCAGGGGGCCGTGGTCGCGAAGCGGCGGATGTAGCGGATGTCCCGGTGTGTGGGCTCGACGTAAGATCAGGATATGCCCAAGGAAGAACCCAGGTTCCCGGGTTGCGGCGGTGGTCTAAAAGGAAACTGGACCGCCCCGGCTTGCCAGGTATGTGGTGCCCTTGGTCCTGTAAGGGGACGTGCCTTGGCAGAGCGCGCATGGCAGACGATGCCGTATCCGCTATCTCCCAATTGGCCAGGTGATCCCGCCGACACCGAGGCGGCGGAGAGATGGGCGGAGCTGATAGAGGCGGAGCGGCTCTCGCGTGTGCATCTTGACGGCCAGCCGTTCAAAACAGATCATCCACTCGCGGTTGGTGGAACGTTCTCGAATCTGCTGAACCCCCGCCAAGGTTGACAGCCCGCCGCCCTTCGGCGACCTTTAGGCATGGCTCTGGGCCGCGCGCCCCTCGTACAAATTCCGTATGGCTCCTGGTCTGGGGTCGACAACAACGTGGACGTGGAGGGGATCCTCCGCGCGTTTGAGTACGGGAATTTCCGAACGGCGTCCATGTTCGCGGACCAGATACTACGGGACGACCGAATCAACGGCATCCTGAGCACACGGTCCGGTGGGCTCCTCGCCACGCCGCTGACCTGCAAGCCGGCGGATGAGACCCCGAAGGCGGCCGAGGTCGCGAGCTATCTCGGGGGGGACGACAAGCAGCCTGGAATCTGGGATGAGCTATTCCCCAGTGAGACCATCGCCGAGCTGATGCGGTGGGGTCATCAGCTTGGCTTCGGCGTCGCAGAAATCATTTGGCGCGGCGAGAAGGACGCGAAGGGCCGGCTCTGGCACACCCCGCGCCTTCGCGTGTGGCACCCACAATTCGTCTATTGGAACTGGGCCACCTTCAGCTTTTGGATCATCACGGCCAACGGCATGGAGGAGTTGCCGAAGATCGACGAGAACCCCCGCAGTGACGGGAAGTGGGTGGTCTGGTGCCCGCGCGGATTCATCTACGGCTGGATCCACGGATTGATTCGCCCCCTGTCTCGGCTGTACCTCATGCGCGCGTGGAACTATCGCGACTGGGCCCGGTATAACGAGGTCTACGGCGCGCCGATGAAGAAGGGGATTGTCCCGTCCAACGCCGACGACGAGGTCAAGCAGCGATTCAAAGCCGATCTGATCAACGCCGGCGCCGACGGTGCGATCATCGTCCCCGCGGGCAAGGACGGCGAGGGGAAGTCATTCGACGTCGAGATGCTGGAGGCCAAGAGCCGCGGCTACACCACCTTCGACGATTTCAAGAAACAGATCGACGTGGATATCGCGATCTGTGTGAACGGTCAGAACCTCACCACGGAAGCCAAGGGCGGCGGTCTCGGTGGCGGGCGCGCGGCGGACGTGATGGAGGGCATCCGCTCGGACTACAAGGCGCAGGATGCGAAGGTTGCGAAGTGTCTTCGGCTCCAGGTGCTCACCTACTGGACGAAGGCCAACTACGGCGACGCTGAGCTTGCCCCCCGCCCCGAGTACGGAGCCACCCAGGAGAACGACGCCAAGGATGAAGCCCAGTCAATGCTGCTTCTGGGCCAGGCGCTGGGCGCCATGGTCGCCGCCGGCGTGCCGATCGATATCCGCGCCGTGATCGACCGCGCCGGCTACCCGATGCTCAGCGAGGAGGAGGTCCAGGAGCTCGAGGACAAACAGAAAGAGCAGCGCGCGGAAGAATTCGCGCAGAATCAGAAAGCGGCTGGCGTGAATCCCGGGGGTGGCGGCGGTGGCCAGTCAGGCGCCGGCGGGGGGGGATCTCCCGGCGCCGCGGCGAAGAAAAATAGCGCCAAGCTGTCCGCCTCCGACGGCGAGCCCCTGTTGCGGAAGGACTTTGCCGGCTTCCCGATCTGCATCGAGAACCCCGCGGGCTCGATCCGCCTGTGGACCGACGAGGATGGGAAGCGTATCGGCGCGACCACGATGCTGACCGACTATGGCTACCTGGAGGGTCACATCGGCGCGGACGGCGAGGAGCTTGACGTCTATCTCGGGCCCGACGCGAGCGCCCAGGAGGTATACGTGGTCCACCAGTTGCGGGCCCCGGACTTCAAGGCCCACGATGAGGACAAGTTTTTCCTCGGCTTCGCCAGCGCGGACGCGGCCAAGGCCAGTTATCTCGCCCATCGAAACGACGAGAGGGCCTATGGCAGCATGTCGGCCATGAGCCTGGACGATCTCCGAACCAAGTTGAAGCGCCGCACCGGGACGGGCAAGGTGCGCGCGTCGGCCGGCGCCGGCGGGAGCGTGGCGCTTCGCTCGAACGGTCGGACCATCAAGGGGGCCAAGGTCGCCGCCCGCTACGCCGATGCACTGGTCCTGAAGGCTGCCGCCCGCGGCCGGGAGGCCATGCGCGATCTTCTGGTGAGCATCAATCGCGAGGTCAAGGCCGCGAGCGATCCCGCTGACTTCAAGGCCCGCATGGTGAAGCTGGCGAAGGGCAAGCAGGGCGAAGAACTGCAAGCCGTGGTGGTACGGGCGCGGCTGATGGCGAACCTCGCGGGACGCGCCGATATCGTGGAGGGGCTGTGACAACTGCCCGCCCGGTCAAGCGTCGAACGGAAACCGTCGTCGTCCAAGGGGAACGCCAGCGCAAGCGGTCGGACGTGCGCGGGCTTTGGAGGTGGGGCGAGGGCAGGACCTACGATCGGGCGAAGGGCGGATCGCTGACCCAGTTCCGACACTGGATTCCGACCGAGATCGTGAAGGCACTGCGCGCCAAGTCCATCGCGGATCGCCGCGAACAAAAGGACCTGTTAATCGACGCACTGACCGCCTATCTCGGGTCTGAGAAGATTGCGGCCCAGGGGGGCTAGTAGACAAACGTCCGAAACAGCGAGAGGATTTACAACATGTCGGTCAGATTCTTCGAAAAAGGCAAGCAGACGCTGGCGGATAACGGCGACTGGAACAGCGACGTCATCAAAACTCAGCTGACCAACCTTTCGACCGTCGACGCCCAGATCAAGGCGATCACGGGCTGCACCGGCGCCGCGAGTCCGATCACAGTGACGAGCACCGCGCATGGATTCGCCAACGGGGACATCATCCTGACCGGACGCATCGGCGGCAATCTCGCGGCAAACGGAGTGTTCAAGGCAGCGAACGTCGCGGCGAACACCTTCGACCTGACCACGCTCCAGGACGGGCTCGCCTGCACGGGCAGCGCCGCCTACACCTCGGGTGGGTACGCGGTCAATATGACCGCGGCGGCGGCCAACACAGACGTTGATGCGGGCGCGCTCGGGACGAACCAGACGCTCACAACCCCCACGCTGGTCAATGGCGTGCTGGACGCCGACGACGTGCCCTATACCGGCGTTCCGGCTGGAACGATCGATGCCGTGCTGATCATCGACACCACGACCGGCGTCCCGATCCTGCTGGTGGACGGAAAGATTCAGGTGCTTTGCACCGCAGATGCTGCCTCGTCCGCCACCACGATCTGGGTGCGCAAGTTGGAGGGCGCGATCCCGAACGGCACGGCGATTGTGTTCTCGAACGGCATCACGGCCACCCTTACGACAGGCGCCGCGCAAGGGGACCTTAAGCTCGTCGTTTCCGCCATCTCGGGCCCGATCGCCAGCGGACATCAGGCCGATGTGTCGACCACCAACAGCGGATTCCCTCTGACGCTCGGCGGTCCGACGAACCTCACGATACCCTGGGACAACGGCCCCAATAAAATCGCCGTACTCTGATCTGAGTCGGTCGCATGGCTGATTCGACAATTGGCGTTCTCCAGGCGACCAGCCCGGATAAAAGACTCGATACGACGTCTCTGACCGTCTCCGCTATCACGGTTGAGCGCGAGCGGATCAACATCGCGGGTGCCGCCGCAACGGAACTCGCCGACGTCAAGGGCGCGACGCCCGCGTCAACCCTCTTCGGTGTTGTGGTGCGCCCGCTACCCATGGCGTCGACCACGGCGGGCGCGGCGGCGCAGACGGCGGTGGGAACGACCTCGGGATCGATCCTCGCGTCCAATGCGAACCGGGTCAGATGCCGTGTGGAGAACACCGGAACGACCGTGATCTATCTCGGGTTTGGCCAAACGCCGACCGCGACCGCGTATCACATGGCGCTGGCTCCATGTTCGAACGCGGCGAACGATGGCACTGGTGGCACCTCGGAGTGGGACGACAACTGGAAGGGCGCCATAAATGCGATTAGTTCGCTGGCGGGGGGCACTGCCGTCGTAGTGGAGTTGACGTAATGCCCGGTCGATCAGGCGGCCATTCAGGCACGCAAACCAGCCGCCCGCCCATCCCGATCAAGGCGCTGGACTGCTTCGGACATTCCTACCTCGACGATCCGTTCATGGGGACTGGGTACTCGTCATCCATTACGGGGCTGAACGCCAACTCCCTGTTTCACAATCTGTTCGCGGCCGGCATGGGATTGACCCCGAATGTGGTCAGGAACCATGGGGTAGGTGGGGCTCAGTTCCTTGCTCCCGGGCGTTCACAGGGTGGCTTCGCGCGCGCGCTAAGTGAAATGGACCACGACGGACGCATCTCTCCGCCGTTCGTCCGGTCGGGCGGCGCCTATCTGTTTTGCTGGGGCGCCAACGACGTCGGCAACACCGCATCTGGTTCCCAGACGCTGCTGCGCTCGGCATGGGCAAATGCCATGCGCGCGTTGATCAGCAAGGCGCGGGCTTCCTCGATATATCTCGCCGCGACGTCTGGTAACTGGGCGTTCGGCGCTAACTTCTCCACGTCTCCGACCTCGAGTGCCGACTTCACATCTGGATCCGCGACTTCCAAGCAGGCGACCGTGGTCGACTCCGCCGGCACGTCCACGGCGACGTTCACGATCCCGCAGGACTACCAGGGCGAGCCGATCTGTTTCAACATGGTCGCGCTCTCTGGTGGCTCGCTGATCGTCACGTGGGGTGGGACGGCGGCGACGGCTGGCGGCACGTCGGGCATCAACGGACGCACGGACACCCTCAGCGCTGCATCGACGCAGGCAACGACGGCCTATGGGGTGCGATTCACGGGACCCGTCAATGGCCTGTCTGCCGCGAATGCAGGGCAGACGATCTCGGTGCGCATCACAACCGTATCGGCGTCGACATTCACGCTCGATGGCTGTTGGATCGAAGCCTTCAAGCCGCCGCCGGTCCTGTGGTGCAACTTCCCGCGGCTCCCGGAGCGCAACGTCACGCATTCATCAGGCAGTGGCGTCACGACGGGCGTGACCACGAATTTCACCGACGCCAATATGGCGTTTCTTGCCGCGACCGATGTGGGACAGTCCATCGTTGAAACGGACGCGCAGGGAGCCTTCACCGCGGGCAAGACGATCTCGTCGGTGACCAACGCGACGACGGTGGTGCTCAGCGGCAACGCCACGGGAGCGTTCACGAGCATTCGCTACACGCTGGCCCGTGCTCTGCTGGGTTACAGCAATGGTCAGTATGGGTTCAGCAATACGAATTTCACGGGGGCCACGGCGGCGAGCCATGCGGCGGCTGATGCCGACGTAACGAACCTCAACGCGACCATGCTGACCACCGCGCAGGAATTCGACGCGATGGTGCAGATTGTCGACTTCGACGCTGCCATGGGCGGTGACAGCAATCTACCAGCCAACGTTCTTTCGTGGTTCGCGCTGGATGGGAACCACTTCAACGACTTCGGAAAGCAGCGGGCGGCGCTTCAGTGCTGGAGAGCAGTCGCGGCGATGAGGGCAGCGCCCGACCTGGCTGACTTCACGCCAGCCGATCTGGTCACTGGCGCGATCGAATTTGTGGGGTCGGACCGTCGCATCATCGTTAGTGGACAGGTCTATCTGGCAGACACGGAAGGATGGGGAGCACCCTACCTGGCGGTTGCCGGTGACATGTTCGCGATGCCGATCTTTTTCACAAAGCCCAACCTTCAGATCGGCGCCTCCATGGTCGAGCAGATGAACGCGCCGGCCACGGCGGGCTCTAACATTCGGATCGGCATTTATGACGACCACAATTTCTCTGGATATCCGCAGTGCCTGCGAAAAGAACCCACGTCCGGTGGTGCCTTCGCCATGGGAACAACGGTGGGCGTGAAGAACCCAGGAGCTTTCTCCAAAGCCGTGTACTACGGGCTCTATTGGCTGGTGGTCAAAATCGACTCACTTGGCACCACGGCATCACAGTTCAGGACGATCATGGGCCCCAGTAGGTATCTGCCAGCGTGGGCTGCGGCGGGAGGCGCGGCGACTCCGATCTGTTGGAGGCTGACCGGCGTGGGGGCCGGCGCCCTACCCTCGATCTTCCCAGCCGGTGGTGTTCTTTGGAACACCGCGCCGGCCCTCGGGGTCACGCTCACATTTTAGAGATCCCATGATCGAAATCTCTACAGCAACAGGTCCGAGCGGTCTGCATCTCTTCACGGGTGCGTCGGAGAGATTCCGCGCCGCCTCTCAACTGTCTCCACGAGATCGGGACTGGCTGCGGCGTCGACGCGAGGACATTGCAGTTCAGGTGCTCACGCGCGACCGCAATGAACACATTGAGTTGCTGCCGCGCATGTTGCGGGACAAGGCATTTCTGCGGCACCTGGACCAACCCACGCTAGACGCGATCTGGAATGACATCGTCTACCCGTACTTGTTCAACATCGGCCCATACGGGCCTGAGCTTGGCGGTGTTGATGTCCAAGTGTTCAACGCCAGCGGTATGTGGATCGTCCTGGGCAACTCGCGCGTCCAGGAGATGTTTTCGGTCGCCCCAGGTGGAGGCGGAGGCTCCGGGCGCAGAGGCTTGACGGCGACCGTGCGAGGAGGAGGCACGGGAGGTGGTGCTGGCTCAGCATCGTTCCACCAAGGGGGATTTCAAAACTTCTTCGCAAACTCGCCAACCCAAGCCGTTGTAATCGGAACGCTTGGGGTCGGCGGCACAGCGATCACCGTCGATTCCACGAACGGAAACAACGCCACGGCCGCTACCTCAAACACGCTGGCGGGATCAGTCGTCGGGAATTTTGGCGGAACAGGACTTGGTGGTGTCGCGGGAGCTACTGGAGGTCCCGCGGGCGGCGTCGCCACTGGAATGCAGATGAATCCATCTGCCACGGCCGGTGGGGCTGGAGGTGCCAGCGGTGTTGGGGCAGGGGCAGGGGCTGGCGGAGCCGGCACATTCACGGGTTCTGGAGCCAGTTACGTTTGGAGCCCTGGCGGGGGCGGAGGCGGAGGCGGCATTTCGGCAGCGAATGCGACTGAAGCCGGAGCCAACGGCGGAGGCGGCGTCCAGAGCGGCGGCACGGGCGCAGCCAATGCGGCAGGCACCAACGGCAATTCCAAGACCACGGACGACTTCATGAGCGTCGGGGGTGGAGGTGCTGGAGGTTCCTCCGGGACAGTCAAAACCGGGGGAAACGGCGGCAGCTATGGCGGGGGCGGAGGCGGAGGCGGCGGCTCGCTCAACGGCACCAACAGCGGCGCGGGCGGCAACGGAGGCCCCGGGGTGATGATGAATATCTCCCTGTTTGGTTAAGTAAGGTCGCATGGCGAACGCGGCCATAATCCAACTGGCCCTGGCGCCGAAGCTCCTGAGCCCAAGCGGCGTCAGAAGTTCAGCAGTTTGCGGCGCCTCTTCGATCCTGATCGTACTGACGGCCGTGGGAGTTGCTAGCCCACGGAGAGCGGGGGCGGCGACACTTGCGCCACGTCTCACGCCCTCGGGAGCCGCGTCGGCATCGCGCGCGGGCGCAGCAACAATCGGCCAGACGCTTCTCGGGGCCGTTGGGGCTGCATCTTCGGCGCGCGGCGGATCGGCATCTGCGGTGCTTGCCCTGGGCCCGGTTGGCGGAAGATCCTTCGCCTCGGCCGGCGCTGCATCCGCAACCCTGCAACCGGGCCAGGTCGGGGCGTCGTCGAGAGCAGCTGGAGGCGCGGCGTCGATTCTGCCGAAACTGTCTCCCGCTGGCGGCGCATCGAGCGCTCGGGCCGGATCGCCTTCGCTCTCCCCTTCGTTGGCACCGGTCGGGTCGGCATCGGTCGCGCGGGCTGGGGCGGCGTCGGTAAATCCCGTCTGGGTGCCAGTCGGGGCGGCCTCGAGCGCGCGCGCGGGCGCGGCCAGTCTGAATACCAGCATCAATCTTTCTTCTCCCGGAATCGCATCGAGTGCGCGCGGGGGGGCTAGCGGGCTGACCATCGGACTTGCCCCCGCTGGGATCGGATCCTCAGCGCGCGGCGGCTCCGCTAGTCTGTCACCCGCGGTCGGGCCGGTCGGCGCGCGGACATCGGCAAAATTCGGCGCCGCGGGAGTCACCATCATCACCGCTCCGGTCGGAGCGGCATCAAGCGCGCGCGGCGGCTCCGCGGCTACGACGGTAGCGCTCTCCCCGGTGGGGGCGGGCTCGTCAACTCGCGGCGGAGCGGGCACCATCGCGCCCGTGCTCGCGTCGTCCGGCGCCGCATCAGCCGCCAAGTACGGCGCGGCGTCGATCACCACCATCGCCAGTACCCTGTTGCAATCGGCCGGCATCCGCTCGCCATCTGCTGGGGGCCAGGCATCTATCGCAGTCACGCTTCGCCCGGCCGGTGCGGCGAGTACTTCAGCAAGTGGCGCGGCGTCAATCGCCCGGGTTCTGACGGTCCCCGGCATCGCGTCGCGCGCGGCAGCCGGAGCTGCCTCGATCGGGCCGTTCCTACAACCCGCGGGCGCGGCGAGTAAGCAAGCGGCGGGGGCGGCGTCGATCGCACCGACGCTCAGGCCGGCGGGGGCGGGCTCGCGGGCAGGCTACGGCTCGGCGTCGATCGGAACGATCACGCTGTTATCCTCGGCGGGCATCCGCAGCGACGCGCGCGCGGGAGCGTCCCGAATCGTCCCGGTGCCGACTGTGCTGGTCGCCTTCCGTGGTCAGCAGACGATGAGCCACAGTATCCAGGCTCCGACCAGGACCGTAGAGACGGCCCAAGAGATGGCGGCTACGACCAGAAACGCTCCGACTGTCGCCCTTGGTGTAGCATCTAACCCCTATGGTTCCTCAAGCGTCATCAATTCCGGTGGTGTCCTAATGGGTGCATGCACAACATCGGTACCGTCAATCGCCGTTCTGAAGACGCTGCCATACTCCACGTTCTGTACCGGAGACCTGATCTGGGTGCAGAGCCTGAAGACGCTTTATCTTGTCGACAAACTGTCCCTCTCCGCCGCTGAGGATGGCCTCTTCTGCATCAAATCCACCGACGGGGTTGCCCTGCTGGTTCGGCAGCTTCTGCCCACGCCGTATTGGCAGCAAGCCGCGACGAATGGAACCGGCATGTTCCTCGATCCTGTGGCGGGCAACGACGAGGCAGACGCCCTGACGTCTGGGACCCCGATCGCTTCAATGCGGGAGTTCTGCGCACGGATGTGGGGCGCCGTCTTCACGGTGTCGCCGCGTCTGACCATTGCGGCGGGGGCCGGAAGCGTGTCAGCAGCAGATGCGATCGTGTGGGGATTTCGATGCGCGACGAACATTCGATTCCTCATCATCGGGACGCCGACGGTCCTGGCCGGATCGGTATCGATCACGGCGGCAGCTGATCTTAACCCGGCCGTGTCAGCGGGATTCCTGACGTCTACGACCACGGACTTCAACGGTCTGGGATATGTGTCCACGCCAACCCGCTCTCTGTTTGCGCGACGCGCGAACACCTCCGGGGGACAGGCGACCTATGCCCCTTTGATGCGCACCCACAATTCAGGCGGTAACTTCTCCGTCGACATCGCGAAGCAATCGCAGGTAAACGCGACGACCCTGGTGAGCGCGGCGACGTCCCAGCTGTTCGCCCCGGGGGATGCGGTGGATCTGATCACGTTGCCGGCTTGGCCCAACCTCATTCTTCCAACTGACGTGTTGGTCTCGGCGGCTCTTTTGGACTTCGCTGGAGGTTCCACCTTCGATGGGCTCGCCAACTTTATCAGTTGTGGATTCAGGACTCTTTTCGGCGTGGCGTTCGGTCAAGCCACGGCTTTCGGCTGCCAGTTCACTGGCGGCATAACTGGTCAAACCGACAAGAGGACATTCACGCTACGTAGCGGCATGGGCGCCATGGGCGCCAACTCGAATAGATTCGCGACCAACCTGAGCCAGGACACCGATTTCACCATGGAGCGCTGCGCAATTGGCGACGGCGGCGTGACTGCGCATTTCAGTCTGTCTGGCGGTTGGACTCAGAACACCATCGGACCAGCGATTGCTTTATCAGCCGGATCTACGTGTCTCATTCTAGCGCCTGTCGGATCCGGCTTGGGCGTACCTAGTGCCGCATCGGTCGGACGTGGATCACGAATTCTCCACGCGGCGTTCTTCACGGACGTCGCGGGGGCGTGGTCGGCCACGCCCTGGGCGATCGGAGCCACGGCGTACGCGACGGCGGCGCTCCCAGTCAATGACACCGTTTACGATGCTGGTGTCTTCCTCGTGTGAGGGGTGATTCATGCCTGATGCAGATTTCAAGATCGGTCAAGGAGACACCGGGCCCTATCTGCAGGAGACTCTGATCGGTCCGGACGGCACGCCCTTGAATCTGACGGGATATATGCTGCTTCAATTCCTGATGGCCAAGCGGGACCGGTCCACGCCCGCCACGATCTCAGTCGCCACGGTGGTCGGCGATCCGACGCTCGGTCTGGTCCAACACGCCTTCACGACTGGCGAGACCTCGACGCCGGGCTGGTTCGATTACCAGTGGTGCGTGACGCTCGCCTCCGGTCAGATCGTCACGATCCCAGAGGACGACGGCTACCGAACGATGTTCATCCGCAAAAAGATCGCGTGATGGCCAAGGCCCCTTCGGCGGACCCGGCTCGATTCGAGCAGGCGATCGCAGCCCATCGCGCGCGCGTGCCGATGAAGAAATCGGAATGGCGCGGGCTGAACGCAGACGAGCGGGAGCGCGCCTTCACCGTGGCGAACGTCGCGCGCGTGAGTGTGATCGCGGACGTGTGGAGGGCGCTCGACTCAGCTATCGCAGAGGGGAAACCATTCGACGATTTCAAAGCCGAGGTCTCGGCCAAGCTCGCGGACGAATGGGGCGCGCCGAACGCGCCGCGGGTCGAGACGATCTTCCGCACCAACATCATGGAGTCTTACGGCGCGGGGCGCGCCTCGATCTACACCGCGCCGGCGGTGAAGCGTGCGCGGCCCTATCTTCGCTTCGACGCCATCAAGGACGATCGTGTTGACGATGACTGCGAAGAGGCCGACGGCACCGTGCTTCCGCAGGATGATCCGTTCTGGGAGAACGCGACCCCACCGCTCCATTTCAACTGTCGCTGCGTCCTCACCCCGCTCTCAAAAGAGGACACCGACGATGAAGGCGGCGTGGACGAAGAGGCCCCCGACGTCGAAGCCGATGAAGGTTTCGGCCGCGCGCCAAGTGAGAAGGGACGCGATTGGGAGCCTGAAATAAAGGACTTTCCCGCTCCTCTCGCCGACGTGTTGAGCGACAAACTTGGACGCTGATCCACAGTTCCGTATACACACTATTACGGTGCGCGATCTTGCCGTGGCGCGACGGGTGCCCGACCCTCTGAAGGGTGAAGAGGTCGAAGCGGACGCCGGGAGCCACGGACATCAGCGGTCTAGGCACTGAGATCCGCCTCAGCGTGGAACTCGGCACAGCCCACGAGCCTCCGACTGAATTCCGAATCTTCCGCAAGGGAGAGAACCCCACCGAGAAGGGCACCTTCCTGTTCGACGATCAGGCGGCAGCCTCGGTCATGGCGAATTATGCGCTCCGCGGGAAGGTCCTGCGGATCGACTACAACCACGGCACGACGATCCAGGACCCGACGCCCGAGATGGCAATCGCGGCCGGCTCGTTCGTCCCCGAGGTTCGCGACGGCGAGCTTTGGGCGACCAACGTGCAGTGGACCGCGCGCGCCGCGGGCTACCTCGCGGCCGGCGAATACTGCGAATTTTCCCCGTTGTTCAACCACGACAAGAACCGGATCACCTGGGTTCGGAATCTGGCGTTGACCAACCTCCCAGCAATGGATCAGACCATCCCGCTTGTAGCGGCGAACGCAAACGACGAAGGAGACGAAGACATGACCACCGAATGCACAGCTTGCGCAGCGAAGGATCAGGAAATGGCGAAGATGCTGGGTCAACTGACCGCGCTGGCGGCCGACTTCGAACTGTTCAAGAAAAAGGGCGAGCCCGACGGCGACGAAGGCAAGACGAAGATGGCGGCCCTGCGCTCTCTCGCGTCCGAGGTCTCCGCCCTCACGGGTGAGACCGAGATCGCCTCGGCCATCGGTGTTCTGCGCGCCCACAAGAAGGACGCCGGCGAGACCGCGGCCCTTCGCGCCAAGACCGAGACCGACGCCGCGGTCAAGCTGACCAGCGACTTCAACGCCCTGGTCGAGGAGGCCGTCACCAGCCTTCGTGTCGAGCCCGCCAAGAAGGCGGAATTCGAGAAGGAGTATCAGTTCGACGGGAAGATCACCGGCGCCAGCGTTCAGGCGCTGCGGTCGTTCATCAAGCACACCTCGCCCCAGAAGAACGGCGGCGCGGGGACTCCCCAGAGGAAGACCGGCGCGTCTCTCCTGACGGACGCCGACCGCGAGGCCGCCCGGCTTCTCGGCAACAGCATCGAGGACGTCCAGGCGTACAAGGAAAGCCTGCTGAATCCCGGGTAATCGCCCGCCTGAAATCACTTCAACCTTTCGCATCGCTCACCCTCCAACGAAGGAAATCAAATGTCGGCTCTCACAGCTCAGCGGGATTGCAAGCAACTCGGAGTGGGCAAGGTTGTCCTGAACGAGTTGGCGTGTCCCCAGAAGGCGAACACCAAGATCTATTCGGGCGCCCTGGTCCAGTCCAACGCCGGATTCGCGCAGCCTGGCACCACGGGTGTCGGTCTGATCGCGCTGGGCGTGGCGGACTTGGTGCCGAACACCTCGGTGTCTGACAGCACCGGGTTGAACGATGGCGACTTGGTGCCACGAATCAGCCAGGGGGTGTTTCGCTTGAACAACTCCAGCGCGGGCGATCTGATCGCTGCCGCGAATCGCTTCGGCATCTGCTACGTCGTGGACGACAACACCGTCGCCCTGACGTCCAACGGTGGGACGCGGAGCGTGGCAGGGATCGTGATTCAGGTCGACACGGCCGGAGTCTGGGTGGCGGTGGGTGTGCAGCTCAATCCGGATCTGTTGGCGGTCCTCCAGCTCCAGCAGATGATCGGTCAGGGGAACCCGGAGGAACTTTCGGCCAGCGGTGCGGTGTCGACCGTCAAGGGCGTCACGCGGTTCACGGTCTCGGGCACCAAGGCGTGGACCTTGGCCGACGGTGTGACGGCCGGTCAGATGAAGCGCCTCTACTGCGTGTCGCAAGCGTCGACACCGAATGGCGTTATCACCCCTGCTCACGGCAGCGGCTTCACCACGATCACCTTCGGCGCCTCCTCGGCTCAGGCGTTCGTTGACTTGGTCTGGGACAACTCGCTCGGAACGCCGGCGTGGAAGCTCGACGGCGTCTCTGGAACCGTCACCATCGTCTGAGTCGCGGCAGAAACCGAAACCCTCAAACAACAACCTCTGATTCACCGGCCGATGGCCGGAGCCAAAAAACCACCGGGAGAAACACATGCCTCCGTCACCGCTCACACCGGCCATTCTTCAAGCGTTCTTCCTCCAGCTGGATATGCGGTTCACCGCCGCATACAAGCGGAGGACCTCCTACTGGGACAAGATCGCGGAGTTGGTCCCGTCCAACACCGAGAGCACGGTCCAGGCATGGCTGGCCGAGCTCCCCGACATGAAGGAGTGGGTCGGCGAAAAGGTGATGGACAACATCAAGGCTCGCGGCTACCCGCTGATCAACAAGGACTGGGAGTCCACCTACACGATCGACCGCAACAAGATCTCGGACGACGTGGCCGGCATCTACGCCCGGCGCGAGGAACTCCAGGCCGATGTTGCCGTGCGCTGGCCCGAGAAGCTGATCACCCAGGCGGTCCTGAACGGCACCACGGCGTTCGGGTACGACGGGGCCCACTTCTTCGACACCAGCCACCCGGTTGACGTCGACGATCCGAGCCTCGGGACGTACAGCAACAAGCTGGCGGCCCTCCCGATGAACTTGTCCAACGGCGCCGCGAACTACGCTACCGCGAAAGCGGCCATGCGGAAGTTCAAGGGTGAGTCGGGGATCCCCCTGGGAGTCCTGCCGACCGTGATGATGGTCGCTCCCGATCAGGAGCAGGCCGCCCTCACGGTAGCGAAGGCCGGAAATATCGCCCAGATCGTGAAGAACGTGGCCGCCACTGAGAACGTCGCGGCTGCCACGCCGACGAACGTCTACCAGGGCGACATCACGGTCATCGTGAATGAGCGCTTGATCGACGATCCGGATGTGGGCGCCTGGTACTTGCTCTCCACCGACCGGATCAGGCCCTTCGTCTTCCAACAGCGGGAAGCTCCCCACCCGATCATGATCGTGGACCCGCAGAATCCTCTGGTCTTCAACCAGAAGAAGTTCGCCCGCTCGGTCGAGGCCCGCGGCGCGGCTGGTTACTCCCTGCCGTTCCTCGCCATCAAGTGCCTGGCTGTCTAAGAGGCTGACCTCTGTAGTACAAATGGGGTGGACGTCCATCTAACCCCATTTCAGAGGAGACCCACCCATGAGAGTCAAAATTCACGCCCGTTCCCCCGTGCCGGGAGTCCACTTTCTGGCGCGGGCTGGACGGTTCTTCTCGTCGGGGGAGACGCGTGAGATCGAAGTCCTGGACCAGGACGACGATCCGCCGGAGATCCAGATCGAGCGCGTAAACGCCAGCACCGGGCGAAAGCAGATGGTCGGCAGCCCCGATCCAGATCGCATGGGGCGACGCTCCTATCAGGAGATCCTCGACGACACTCGGCTTTCGGTTCACGAGACCGGGGCCATCAGCGGTGCAATTGCCGACTCCCAGGTGCAGGCCGCGCGGGCGTTGTCGGTCCGATTGACAGGGCAGGTCGCCGATCTGGAAGTCGAAAACGCCAAGTTGACCGCCCAGCTGGCGGCGGCGCTCGAGGAGATCGAAGATCTGAAGGGCGAGCCGGAGAAGGAAGACGCCGGAGAATCCACCACGCAAGCGACCGGAGATGTTCCCTCGGTGGAAACAACCCCGAACGCCGCTGACCCGGAGATCGTCGAGACGGAGACCACCACGGTGGAGACCTCCGACAAACCCAAAGCCAAAAGGGGGAGATAACCCTCTCCTCTCTCCCTCCTGATGCCGAATGTCTACGCCACGATCGCGGATCTGGAGGCCCTCGGCATAGCGTCCGATGCGCTGGCGGCGATCGATCCGGACATCAAGAACCAGATGTTGGCGACCATGAGCCGCCGGATCGATCAAAGCCTCAACGCGCAATGCACCCTGCCTCTGCGCATGAAGCTAGGGGACACCGATTGGGGCCCCGATCTCAAGATGATGTGCGTCCAGCTGTCGGCGTATCCGTTGCTGGCGAGCCGGGGATTCAACCCCGAGGGCATCGACCAGAATATCCGCCTGATCTACGAAGACGCGCAGGCGCTCCTGAAACAATGGTCGCGGGACGACGGAGCCTGGCCGGACGTTCTGGACAGCAGCTCGGCGGCGCAGGCGCAGACGCCGACCTCGGGGCCGAGTATCACCAGTCAGCCCTCGCGCGGATGGAGCACGGACGGTCTTGCCTCCCAGTACCAGGGAGCCACGGTGCCGTTCGGGGGTAACCGCTGATGCCGGTGTCATTCGACATGGCGGGCCTGTCGAACCTGATCGACCGGACCCATGCGCTGGTGGGCGCGGACTTCAAGCTTGAGGTCTCCCAGGTGCTGGCCGCCGGCGCCTTGAAAGAGGTCTCGGACAGCTTCCGCTACAGCCGCGATCCCTACGGCAAGCCGTGGAGGCCGTTGGCCTGGCGAAAGGGTCAGCCCTTGCTGGACACCGGGCGCATGCGGGCATCGGTATTCCCGATCCGAATCAGCCCCGATGGGTTCGGCATCAGGATCGGGGCCACGTATGCCGCCTACCATCAGAGCGGGGCCCGAACCAGGAAGCCGGCTCGCGGGCGGCCCTCGCGCGCTCGGGTGGGCTCGGTTCCACAGCGGATGATGGTGCCGGAAGGCGGGCAGGGGATCGGGCCGATCTGGTTCCGAACCTTCGCCCGGGACGCCGGCAAGGTCATCACGCGGAGGCTCCGTGGCGCTTAAGGAACTCTTCGACTCCTGGAAAACGGAGTGCGAGCGGGTGTTCCGCGCGCTTGGCGAGACGATCCCGACGATCTTCCTGGGGGCGGGCAACATCTCGAACCAGAACAGCACGCCGCGGATCGTGTTTGTGCCGACGACCGGGACGATTCAGGACAGCATCGGTCAGGCCGGATTCGGCGAGGGCGTGCAGGCGCCGGCCAGCTTGTTCGCGCGCAAGGTGTCGATCGAGGCCCACATCTGGGGCAAGGACTTCGGCGAGTGCGAGGCCATCATGCGGCATGTGGTCGCGGCTCTGCACCGGATCGCCTGGGGCGGGGACCGGGCCTTGTCGGAGGACTGGACCCGCAACGCATCGGCAAATGCGGCGTCCGGGGTGCTGGTGGTGCTCGGCATGACGGTCGAGATCCCGCTGATTCGCGAGGCGGAGACCTTCGCCACGATCACGGACTTCGTGCCAATGACACCCGCTTACGTCACATCCTGATACAGTGAAGCCATGACCACCCAAGACGAACAAGTTCTCGACGACCCCAGCGAAGCCGTTACCCCGGGCCCGCTGCCGATCAAGCGCACGGTGGAGGACTGGGCCGCGGACAAGGGCATGCTGCCGCAGTTCACGGATGGAGGCACCCTCCAGCCGAAGAATCCGCAGCCGGGCGAGACCGTGATCGCGAACCTCGGCGGTCTGCTTGGTTCCGTGAAGCCGCGGGCCAACCCAACGTTCTGGAAATTTGCGGCCGCTCGCGCGAAACACGCCTGGCCGCAGGGCGCCGAATTGACCCAGGCCGAATTCGACAGCGCGGTTGAAGCCGCGACAAACACCCCAATCTGAGGAAATCTCCATGCCGCTTCCCGATGTCACAATCACCATCCAAGACGGGGCCCTCGGACAGGTCCCGGCCTCCAATGCCAACCTTCAAGTGAAGATGGGCATCTGTGCGGCCGGCATCGTCGGTGTGCTGTACGCCTTCGGGGACATGATCACGGCGCAGGCGACACTGGGCCAGGGCCCGCTGTTGGAGGCCGTGGCGCTCGCGCTCGGCACACCGAACAGCGGTGGACCGGTCTATGCCATGCCGCTGACACCTTCCACTGCCGGCACGGCCAGCGCGGTCACGAAGACCAGCCCCACGGGCGCTGCTGGCACTGTCGCCGTCACGGTCGCGCCGAAATCAACGGTTCGGCTGAAGATCATCCTGGGCGGCGTCAACGGCACCATGACCTTTCAGTATTCAGTGGGCGGCGGAGCCTTCAGCGCGACGCAGGCCAGCACCGGTGGCGCGTTCGCCTTTCTGGTGCCCGGCACTCTGACCACGGCGACGCTCGCGGCGGCGCAGACCTGGGTAGCGAACGACGTTTATGCCCTCAACACTGACGGCACGATCGTGCTGACCGGCACGGGACCGGCGGCGACGTTCGTGACACAGGTGTCGAGCCCGCTCGATGTCTATTCGCCGCTGATCACGATCACCACGGCGGGCGCGCTTGGCGTGGCCCAGTTCAACTACTCGCTCGACAATGGGGTCAGCACCAGCGGCCAGATACTGGTGCCTTCGGGCGCGATCTTCGTGATCCCGAATACGGGGCTGGTGTTGACCTTCGCGTCGACCTTCGGGCTGGCGGATACGTTCACCTTCACGACCACCACGGCGTCGTTCTCCAACGCGAATGTGACCACGGGCTTGACGACGCTTCTGGCGAACGCCGCGACCTGGGGCTGGGTTCACATCGTCGGGATGCCAACCTCGTCCGCTAACTCGGCGTCGCTCGCGGCCGTGGTGGACGCCCAGATGACCGTGGCCCAGACCGCGTATCGGTTCGTCTTCGGCGTTGTCGAATGTCCAACGGCCGAGGGCGCGACCACCGTCAACGCCGCCTTCGCATCGTTTGCCAGTGCGAGGACGATGGTGTGCGCCGGGACTGCACTCGTCGGATCGCCGCTGACCGGGACGCAATTGCATCGCTCCAGCGCCTGGCCCGTCACGGCCCGTCTCGGGGCGGTCGCCATCAGCGAGGAACCGTCGTTCGTGGGGCGCGGGAAGCTCACCTATGTGGTTGGTCTCACCGCCGGCATCGACTGGGACGAGAACGCAACCCCGGGTCTGGACTCCGGCCGGTTCTGCACCCTGCGATCTATCCCGGGCCTGATCGGGACCTACTGCACCCGTGGCCTGATGATGGCGCCCCCCGGCTCTGACTACGATCGCGTCAGCCGCCGGCGAGTGATGGACGTAGCCTGCGCGACGACGCGCGCCGCCCTGCTGCCCTACTTGAACGGCACGGTTCGGGTCGACACGACCACCGGCTACATTGATGAGCGTGACGCCAAGGTGATTGAGACGATCGCCACGGCGAAGCTGAAGAACGCCGTGGTGGCCACCGGTGACGCCAGTGGTTGCTCGGTCATCCTGAGTCGCACCGCGAACATCCTAAGCACCCGCACGGAGCCGGTGACCGTGCGCGTAATCCCGCTCGCCATCCTGGAAACCTTCAACGTCAACATTGGGTTCAGCAACCCGGTTCTAACTGCCGCCCTCGGACTGTCCGCCTAAAGGAGCATCCCATGGCCTTCTCGATTCAATATCCGCTCGTCAACGGCCATCGCTGGTCATGGGCGAGCCTGGAAATGACCTTCAACGGTCTTCTGTATGTGGGCGTGAAGTCGCTGAACTACAAGCCCAGTCTTAAGCCGGGGCTGGTCCGTGGCACGGGCTCGAATCCGATCGGGCGGACGAAGGGCGAAGCCGAATACACCGGCGACTTCGAAATGCTCCGACTGGAATTCGATCAGCTCGTGGCGACGCTCGGCGGCGCCGTTCGCGGTTACGGCGAGGTGGCCTTTCCGATCGTGGTCACGCGTTTCGAGGTGGGATCTCCGGTGTCTATCGACATCATCGACGGCGTCAGGATCGACGAGGTGGACCTATCGAACGCCCAGGGCAGCGATGCCAGCACCGCCAAATGCACCTTCACGGCGATGCGGATGCTGCTGAACGGCGCAGGCATCACGAGTCCGGCAGGCTTCGCGCTGTAGACCGCCAACAGACCCGCTTGCCGGGCCAGGGGGGGACGGTTTAGTGTATACGGATGCAAATCGTTCCCGATTCAGCGGTTCCCCCGAGGCAGATCCCGCCAGACGAGATCGCGAAAGCCAAGAGCGATCATCCGGACTGGCAGCTCGTCAGTCTCACCGACGAGAGGAATGGGGACGAGTTCCTATTTCGAATCCCGTCCGCGGGGGATTACGCCCGGTTCAAATCACTGGTCTCCGACGAAACGATGAGACCGACGGCCATGAAGCTCCTGGTCTACGCGTGCGCCATCTATCCAACGGGGCCGGACTTTGCCACGCTCGCCTTGACTCAACCTGGGCTGGTCGACACCTTCGGCAACAAATTGCTGGAGCACGCCGGCCTGAACGTTGCGGTCACCGTAAAAAAACTCTAGCCGCCTGGGAGGCGGCCCTCGAGGACGACCAGCTCTACGTCCAGGGGCAGGCTCTAGCGGCTCTCTTCCGCGGTGAGCGGTCACAGGAGGCCGAGGTTGGGGCGCTGCTGATGGCTCAGACGTGCCGGGCCATGCGTCTGTTTGCGGGAGCGAAGCACTGATGGCTGACGGCGCGCTGGAATTTCTGCTGAAGCTCGACGCCCAGGTTGACGGCGCGCTGAAGATGGTGCGGGTGCTGACCCAGACCCAGACCGGTCTTGGCCAGGCCGAGGCGGCGATCCTGAAGACGGAGAAGGCGACCGTGCGGGCCGGCGCCGGTCATCAGAAGCACGCCAAGGACGCCAAGAATCTGGAGGGCGTTCTCCACAGGCTTGTCCACAGCGGTATGGAGCCTTTTCTTGAGCGGGCAAAGCGGATCGCCGAATTCGAATTCATCAGGCGCGGGATCGATGCCCTGATTGAGGCCCCCGAACGTCTGATCGAAAAGATGGTGGAGCTTGGCGCGGAGATTTTGAACGTCGCCGCTGCCACCGAGGCGCTGGAGAAAAGCTTTAGCTTCGCGCTCGGAGAGGAGCGCGGTAAGGAGACACTCGAATGGGCCGACAGGCTGGCGAAGGTCACCAACTACACCGACGACGAAATCAAGAATCAGGCACTCAGTCTTGCGAAGGTCGGGCTTGAAGGTCAGAAGCTCGAGGACGCCATGCGCGGCGCGCTCGACATCGCGGCGCTGTCACCGGATCGGATCGGTGGGCTCCAGGATGCCGTCTCGGCCCTGGCCCGGCTCGCGCGTACCGGCACGGTGAATAATCGCACGCTGGCGGGTCTCGGGATCGGGGAGAAGGACTTCGCGAAGCTGGACAGCTTCAAGGGCAAGTCGCGAAAAGAGATCTCGAAAATGATGACCGATGGCAAGGTCACGGAGGCCGAGGTCTACAAGCTGATCACGTTGAAGACGGGCATGGCATTGGGGGGCGCGGCGGCAGCGATGGGGGACACGCTTCAGGCGAGCTTGCTTCATCTGAAATCCCTGCCCGAACAGTATTTCCAGAAGTTCGCGCACTCGCCGGCTTTGGAAATCATGAAAGACAAACTCGCCGAGGTGCTGGCAGTCCTGGATCCTGATAGCCCGCGCGGCGCTCGAATCTTCTCCGCCATGGAGGGCGCGGTCCTCAAGATCGTTAACATGATCGCCGGGATCGACTTCGCAGGCTGGGCCGACACCGTGGAAAACAAGCTAATCCCCGGCCTTCAAGGTGCATGGGAAACGATCAAGGCGATCGGGATTGTATTGGAGCCGGTGATTGATGCGCTGAAGATCGCGGCGGGTTTGATTCATGACCTAACACCGCTTGGGTACATCTGGGACAAGGCGAAGGAGACGGGACAGATCGAGAACAGGAACGCTGAGCTTCTACGGAAGATCAATCGAGTCGCCCCAGTGAACCCAACAGGAGACGACGAAAGCCCGGCCTGGCTGAAGAAGACCGTCAAGCTCGGCAAGGACGCAGCCGCAGGCGCCGCCAGGGGGATCTCGGCAGATAGAAGCGTCCAGGCAGCTTCGAGAAATCTCGGACAGGACGGGATGATCGATCCGCTTAAGCAGGTGCTCAAGATTCAGTCTCCCTCTCGCGTATTCCAGAATATTGGTGCCCAAGCCGCAGCCGGCATGGCGCTCGGTCTATCGAGCGGCCAGGGCCCGGTCGAGCAGGCGACCATGGACATCGTCCAAATGCCGGCGTCGTCCGGCGCCGGCGGACGCGCGCCGGTGTCCGTGCAGGTCGGCGGCATCACGATCGAGGTACACGTTGGGGGCGGCGGTGATGCCCATGCTGCCGGGGACGAGATCGCGGACCGCATCTCGGAGATCCTGCCGGCGAAGCTGGCGGCGGCGCTGGAGAAGATCGCGATTGAGATGGGCGCGGGGGGGGTCCAGTAAATGCCCGGCATCGTGTGGTGGAACGGTGTCTCGGATCCGGCGGCTGCTGATGCTTCTGCCGGCACCCTCTTCGCCGGCGGCGAGGGCCCGGACTATGCCGAGAACCCCTGGCAGACGGTCACCATCAACGGCCAGAAGCTTCCCGGACTGTGCAAGGCCGAGGGTCTGCCGACGCTGAAGATCGACCAGAAGAAAAAAGGCGGCGCGGACTCCATCACCTTTACCGCCACGGGCTATTTGCCGGGGCCGATCAACATCGAATGCATGATCTGGACGCTCTCCCAGTGGCAGATCTTTCAGAAGATCGCGGCCGGGATATGGCGGAAGCCGAACCGGAAATCGAAGGCGGCCGATCTCGCCGTCACGATCGAACATCCCGGGCTCACGCTGTGGGGGATCTCCCAGGTGATCGTGAGCGGTGTGAGCACGCCCGAGGAGGGCCCCTATCCGCAGAGCAAGACGATCAAGATCCGATGTCTGGAGTACGTGCCGCCCTCGAGGGGGGACAAAACCAAGACCGCGAAGTCGGTCACGTTCGACCGCAGCACCAGGATCCCGAACCTGAACAGCCCGGCGCGACCGTCTGACACGCCCCCGGGCCCCCACGGCTGAGCCATGGCCCTCGCGACCCTGAACGGCTTCGACGTGGTGTCGGCCCGGATCACCCTGCCGCTCTCCGGGGCCTGGCACGCGGACGTGATCGTGGACAGCGCCAAGGCGCCAACCGGGGCAGCGCTTCTCGTTTTGGATGGTGGTTTGAGGCTCACCGGCCGGACCACCAGGTCAGACGCCTATCTGGAGACCTCCTACCTGCGCATGACGGCCGGCGCCGACGGCATGCGGCGAACGGCGCGCCCTAAGTTCTACACCTCGGGCACCGTGGGTGTGGTTCTGCGGGACCTGCTTTCGACCGCGGGAGAGACCTTGGCGACCAGCAGCGCGGCCGACGTCCTTGGCGCCACGCTTCCCGCGTGGGCGACGATCGCGCAGCCGGTGGGCGCAGCCCTCGCCGTGCTTCTCGCGCGCGGCGGTCCTGCAGGAGCGACGTGGAGGCACCTTCCCGATGGCACCCTGTGGGTGGGGGTAGAGACCTGGCCTGACTCCGGCATGGTGGATGGCACGGATTTTGTCCAGGTCGACAGTCATCCACACGAAGACCGCGTGGAGCTCGGCGTGGAGACCCTCCACCTGTTGCCGGGGACTCTGCTACAGGGACGCCGCGTCAACACGGTCGAGCATGACCTGCAGGACGGGCGAGTCCGTACGTCGGCGATGCTTCAGGCTGGCTAACTCGACGGCCGCTTGAGCATCTCGCACGCTCGCACGCGAAACAGGGCCTCTCCCACGTCACACCTCGGATCCGCCTGGGTTGGTTCGCAGGCGCAGTGACGGGCGTCGGTTCGCAGGCGGGACAGGTCGGTCCCCTTGGGTCCGAGTCCGAACCGCTCCACGTGATCGGCATAGAAGTCCTGACGGCTCATAACCTGCACTTGCCCCGAGGTCCCCTCATGAGGACAAAAATCCGGCTCTGGTGGTACCATCGTGGGCACTACATGGCCCTTGACAGACTGAAAGAGTCCCTGGCCGCTGTAGTGCGGGCGATGATCCCGGGGGTGGACTACTTCGGTTGGTATCGCGCCCGTGTCATCCAGCAGAAGGTCTTGACCTCGGGGGCCATGACGGTCGATGTCCAGCCGGATGACCCAAGAATCCCGGGCATGGCCGGTATCAAGCTCAAGCTTGGTTTGCCAGCCACCACGGTCACGATCCCACCGGGTGCCTACGTTCTGGTGGGCTGGGAGGGGGGAGACCCTCAGCGGCCCCAGGCGGCGCTTTGGGATGGTGGCGAAACCCCGACCACGAAGACCGTGATCAATAGCCTGAATCTGATCCTCGGCGGCGAGCTGGGAGCGGAGGCCGCGATCAAGGGGCAGACGTACCGCAGTGGCGAGACGACCCTGAACAATTCGCTAGCCAACGGCTTCACCGCGTTGGCTGCGGTTTCGGTCGGCACCTTGTCCCCGCTCGCAGCTGGATTTTCCGCGCTCGCCGCTGCGTTGCAGACGTTCGAGGGCGGATCACCGACCTACCTAGCGACCCGGGCGAAGGTCTCATGATCCCGACGCAATCCCTGGGTACGGACATCGACCTACTCTCCGATCTCGGTCTGAGCTTCGGACTCGCCGGTGGTCAGCGCAATCTTGGGAACGCGATCTCGCGCCGCTTCCAAACCCCGCGCGGCGGGCTGGTCTACGATCCGGAATACGGTACTGACCTTCGGGCGTTCATGAATGCCTCGCTGACCCCTGCGGGTTACGCGAACCTAAAATCGGTGATGATCGCGGAGGCCGAGAAGGATCCGCGTGTGCTCTCGTTTACGGTCACCAACTTCACCGCGATTGGTAGAACCCTAACGGCGGTCTGCGCGATCGACACCGCGGACGGGCCTTTCGATCTGGTGCTGGCGATCTCGGACGCCACGATCGAGATTCTGGACGCGGCGGCGCCGGCGGCCTCGGCCCTTGCGCCGGATATCGGTGGGGGCATCGTCGTCGTCACCGGTCCGATGGGGCTCCAGGGGCCGGCTGGAACGGCCGGGACCGGAGGACAGGGCTTCACGTTGGGCCAAGCCGCGCAGATGGCGGTCACCTCGGGCAACGAAGAGATCATCTATTCAGCTGGGATCGTGGACTTCGGCGTATTGCCGGGCTCCCTCAGCGTCGAATTCACGGCCGAGGCCCTGGCACTGTCAGGGACCGGCACCTTTCGCGTGCGCGCGGGCGGCGCCTCGACCGTCCCCACCACGGGCACGGTGCTTGCCAGCTTCACGGCCAACACCAACACGTTCACGTCCAAGGTCGCGATTGCCACACCGGTCAATCCGACCGGTCAGCTGTTCGTGAAGGTCACGGCCCAGAACTCGATCATCGGTCAGGATGCCCGGATTCGCGCCCTGTTGGTGACCTTGCGATGAGCACGCTCGCCCAATTGCTGACCCCCGACACCGCAGCCACGATCCGGGCCCGACTGGTGGCGAATCTGATCGCAGCCGGCTTCCCGACCTCGAGCTGGGCGCCAAGCGCCGCGGGTGGCCCGGAGAACGCTCTCCTCGATTCGATCTCCGGCATGATGGCCAACTATGCCGGCACGCTCGCCAGCACGTTGGCGGCGATGCAGCTCCTGGACTTCTCGACCGGCGACCTGCTGACGTTCTACGCCCTGACGCGCTACCAGCTCCAGCGTGATCCAGCGACGAAGACCAAGATTTCACTCCGTCTGACCTCGACGGCCGAGGCCCCCCCCTACCAGATCACGGCCGGCGACTTCTGGTTCGCCGCTCCGAGCGGAAACCGATATGTGAGCACGACCGGCGGTCAACTGGAGTCCGGCGGCACGCTGTTTATCGAGGCGGAAGCTGAGGCCGCGGGAAGTGGCTACGCTGACCCCGATCGCTCGATCAATTCCACGACCAGCGCCGGCGCGATGATCACGCCGCTTCCAGGCGTCGACGTCCTCAACGTGCCGGCTTTGGATGTGACCCCTCCAAAGTTGATCGGGTACAGCCCCGGAACGGTCACGGCTGTATTCACGACTCCGGGTGTGGCGCCGGCCTACGCCACGCTTCGAATCATCGTCCAGGCGATCGGAGGCGTGGGTTCTGGGCTTTGGCAGTGGTCGACCGATGGCGGGCAGACCTGGAACACCGGGGGGCCATTTGTCGCCAGCGTCGATCTCGCTGGCATCACGATCGGCTTTCAGAACGCGCCCGGGATTGCAAACTCGTTTTTGCTCGGCGACGTGTACAGCATGCAGATCGCGACCTCCACGATCGCACAAGGCGACGATGAGGAATCAGACACCGCGCTTCGGGCTCGGTGTCGTTCGCGCTGGCCATCACTTTCCGACGTCCCCACGACCAACAAGATTTCTCTCTGGGCGCACGCGGCAAGCGCCGAAGTCGGCCAGCTCCTGGCGGACGGGGACATCACCAAGCCCGGACAGGTGAATGTGATCATCGCCGGCGACCAGGGGCCCGTCGGGGCGCGGACGGCCGCCACCGTTCAGGACTACATCGCCCCTCGCCTCCGTGGGTATCAGGGCATCGGCATTGCAGAGACGGTGCTGGTGGCGCCGGCGACCCCGCGCCAAGTATCGGCCAGCGGCAACGTCACGGTCCCACGGAAGACGCTCCTAGCGGTGCAGCAAACCGCGCTGGCGAACTGGCTCGCGTACCTGCGAGGCGTCCGAATCGGCGGCATCGTTCGGCTGTCGGAGCTGATCACCGCGATCATGGACGCGGGGGCCTTCGACACCGACTTTGTGGCTTTCATCGGCATCGGAGGTCCGAACCTCCAGCTTGCCCCTCTGGAGCTCGCCGTGCCGCCGACCGATGGCTCAAGCATCCTGACAACCCTGGCCTGGATCCCGGTATGAGCACGATCGCTGATCTATTTGGCTCACCCCTGATCTCGGACCTGCGGCGCGATCTGTTGACCCGCCTGAACGTTCCAGGCTTTCCCATCACGGACGAATTCTCGGGCGCCGTGATGCGTACGCTCTGGGAGTTGGAAGCGATCACCGCCCTGGATCTGATCGGGGAGAACGGTAGCGCGCAGAAGGTGGCGATGGGCACCGTGCCGGCGTCGTCGTCCGGCGCCACCGGAGATTGGCTGACGTTGCTGGCTCGGATGTGGTTCGAACTGGATCGCATCGTCGGCACGTTCTGCCAACAGACGGTCACGCTCGCGTGCGCCACCGGATTCGGCCCCTATGTCCTGGTGGCGGGGCGCGGGACCTGCACCAACGCCGCGGGTCAGCGCTTCTCGATTGGCAGCGGCGGCACGCTTTCGGGTGGCGGAACTCTGGCCATTCAGGTCACGGCGGAGCAGGCCGCGGCAGGGCTCGGGCTCGTCAACTCGATCATCAGCCCGAACCTTCCAGGCGTGACGGTTCAAGGCTCCGTGATCTACGACCCCGGCACTGGTCTGCTGTTCGGCAGCAACGCCGAGTCTGACGTGGCGCTCCTGATACGCGTGCTCGCGCGCTGGCCGGACATCACGGCGATCGATGTCGATGATCGGATCGTGAAGTGGGCGAAGGCCGCCAGTACCGAGGTGACCAGGGTGCGCCTCGACGTCGATCCAGCAAACTTCGGCGGCGTTCTCATTACGGTGGCTGGTCTTGCGGGCCCCGTGAGCGGTGGCGCCGTCACCGCGGTACAGAACTACATCAACGATCGCTCACCGATCACGGATTTTCCGACGGTCAGTAACGCGGCGGTTCTGAATATCGCCGCGACTGCTGGGACGGTCACCGTAGAGTCGGCGCGCTTGCTTGAAGCCCAGGCCGCGGTCGATGCGGCTTGGCTGGTGTTTCTGAGCCAGACCCAGATCGGCACCACGGTCCCGCTGGAGAAACTCCTCGAGATCGTGATGGACCAGCCAGGGGTGATCGATCTTGTCTTCCTGGCCCTAAACGGCGTCGCCGACGATGTGACTCTCACTGCGACCCAGGTCCCTGTCAAAAGCGGAACGCTGACCTCCCAACTGACCTGGAACACCGTATGAAGTACATCGATTTTCACAAGTTCAACTCTCCGCCGTGGTTGCAGCGAACGATCGGCGGGAAGTTCCAGGCCGCGCTCGGCAAGGACATGGACACGATCTTGGACAACGTCCGCCAGGCTGCAATCTCGGGCTATCCCGACAATACGAACGTCGCCGGCGTCCTCACAAACACCCCGCCCGATGCCTTGAAATACATCGGCGCCGATCGTGTCCTGCCTCGAATCTCTGGCGAGACCGATGTCAACTACGCCGAACGCCTGCGCACGGCATGGGATGCCTGGGCGCTTGCCGGCGGCTTTCTCGGCCTCCTCCGGGCTCTGGCTCGGGCTGGATACCCGGTCGGACTGGCATCGGGCGCCGTGGTCATCCAGAAGACCGCACGTTACGCGTATCTGACCGGGGACGGCCTCACGGGCACAGTCACCTACGCCACGCACACCGGCTTCACGTTCGATGCCCAGGGGCCTGAGATCTGGAACCAGTTCGGGCTGTTCTTCGGCGCCGACGTCTCGACCCTCACGGTTGGATCTGCAGCGGCGGAGGCACTCAACGCCTTGATTCGAACGTGGAAGCCGGCCAAGGCCCGTTTCATGGGGACCTGGATCGAGCTCACCGCGCCCTGGTGGGGCTGGCCGATAGGATCAACCTGGGGAGCCGGCGGGCGCGTATGGGGTGGTACCATGAGATTCCTGCCGCCATAGCCCTGGAGGACGTCCCCAATGCCCGCAACGTACACGCCATCAGCCACCGCGATACAGGCCCCCTCGGCTCAGCCAGGACCGAGCAACGCCCCCACGCCGGCGCTCCCAGTAGACGGCGACCCGGACAGCGCCGCATCGGTCGCGCAGGCGTTTAAGTGCCTTGCTGATCGGGCAGCGTGGGAATCGGGGCCACGGGCGTTTGTGTCGTCTTGGGCTGAGGCGATCAAGATCTACAAAAATGCCGTCTTACAATCCCGATTCGGCATCGATCATCTGGGATTCCCAGCAGGCAAGTTGATTCAATGGAATGAGGACTTCGGTTCTATGCAGCCCTTCGTGGGTACCGGAGTCATTGCGGCAACGCCGTTGCCGTATTCCAGATGGGGCGTCGTCAACTTCACAACGGGCAACATCAATTCGATATCGGCCATCGGCGCATACGCGATCGATCCGGTGCTGCCTTCGGCGATGGTGCAACTGGTAAGTGCGGCGATCGTTGGCTCGAATCATCTTTACGCAGTAAATCCAGCGGTCGTTCATATCCCGGGAATGGCCATCTCCTACCAATGGGATGCATACATCCAGGGTACCGATGCTGCCAGCGCCGAAATCTTCGGTGGTCTGATCTCGGCCCCCTTGACCGGCGTTGGTGGGGCGATCTCGACCATCGCTCCGACGGGGGTCGGGTTCATCAAACGCACCGGCGATGCTAACTGGTTCACCTACAACAACGGAACCTATGTGACCACCGGCATCGCCGCTGCATCAGCCACTCGATTCCGTTTTCGGCTCGAACTGCTATCCGCTGCCGCCGCTGACGCGGGTACCGCGCAGGTCATTTTCTACGTCAATGGGACCAGGATCACGGCGGCGCAATCAGCGACGGCGCCGCTACTGGGACTAGGTTGCTATCCGGTGTTTCGCAACGCCAGAACGGCCATCGGCACGACGGGGTACAGTCTTCTAATCGGCGCCAACGACTTCCGTGCGAATCTCTGGCCAGGCGACGTCTTCCTGTAGCCATTAATGCGCTGGCTGCTGAAATACCCGCGGCGAGCGCTGGCCACGTTCCGAGGCTGGCGAGCGACCCGGCGCCTCCGTGCAAAGGGCGTCTACGGGCGCGTTGTGGATGTGGCGAGGGCTCTGCGCGACCCCACGTTCAAGAACGTATTTCGCCGCGCCGTGACCGCAAAGATGCAGCGCAAGGAGCCGATCAAGACAGCGCAGGAGATCGCCGAGCTGGCCCTGTTCCTGCTGCGGAATAAGTTCAACGTCGACACCGCCGACGTCCAGATCCAGGTGACATGGAATCCGCAGACTGGCGTTCTTGAAATGGCTGCCGCTCCAGAGATCAAGGCGATTCAAAAAGCCTTCGGCATGGTGCGCTGATGGCGACCGAGATTCGGGAGAACGATCTCGATCTCGGGGGCCATGAGACGTACGACCCCGCGATCCCCGGGACGCTTCCATCGGATGTGGCCAGATACCTGGACCACTTCGATCGCGTGACGAACGCGGCCGGGTTGTCGGCCGTAGATACGACGACGTTCCTTGTGAACAAGACACGCATTGCCGAAGTGACCGGCTTGGTGTCTTTTTTCTACTTCGCTCCCGCAAGCGTGGCGACGGCTGACGGCGTGACTGTGATCGCTCCCTCGGTTGGCTCTGGTCGATGGCTGCTGCTAAGCAGTGGGCAAAACGGCACGGCGCTTTCCGTGCTGGGTCGAAGTATCAACAGCTCGGGAACCCGCGCGGATATCCCTGCTACGGCGGCCAGCGATGCCGTCCTGCGCGAATCGGGCTCGACGATCGGCTGGGGGACGATCGCGACCGCGGGATATAGCAACAACTCGGTCACGTACGCGAAGATTCAGGCGACGTCTGCCGCGTCGGTCCTGATCGGTCGCGGCGCGGGCGCGGGCGCGGGAAACGTCCAAGAACTCACGCTCGGATCGAGCCTGTCTTTTGCCGGCACAGTTCTCAGCGTGGCCTCTGGCGTCTTCGCGCCTGATTTCAGCCTGACGGCTGGATCGGTTGTGTACAGTGCCGGGACTGACGTTCTCGCCCAAAACAACGCTAACTTTTTCTGGGACAACCCACACGTCCGACTTGGACTCGGAACGAATACCCCATCGACGAGCCTGCAGATACGAGACGGGGCAAGCAACCAATTCACCTTAGGCTCAAACGCCGCCGCGAATGCCGACTACTCGATCGGTCGCGTCACCGGCGGTGGGGACGATGGTTACCTACGGTTTTTGAGCAACTATACGCTCGCCGATCAGGCTGGGTTCCTCTTCACTGGCGTATCCGGAGATCGTCTTCGGATCGCACCCATAACCGGCATAATCACCGCCTTCGGCTTATCTGGCACGGGTAGTCAACTCGTGCTGGCATCGGCGACAGGACTGCTGTCTCGCGCCGTCGCAGGTACCGACTACATCAAAGGGCCGCTCACGGGCGACGTCACGACCGTCGGCAACGTCGCCACCAACGTCAACGCCCCGACGCACTTCACGTTCGCCGGGGACGTCATCACGACGGCGATCGCGGCGCCTGCCTCGCCAGCCGCCGGCAAAGCGACCCAGTACGTCGACCTCACTTCGCTGAACTTCGCCAGCAAGAACGCGTCGGGAGTTGTGAACCACGGCATCCAAACTCGCACGGCGACCGCGAGCCAGTGGATCCGATCGATCGCCGACGACGGCACGACCACGATCAGCCAGCCGGCGTTTACGGACGTCAGTGGTACCGCAACCTACGCGCAGATCCAAAATGGCACCGCCCTATCGGTACTTGGGCGTTCAGCAAATTCCTCTGGCGTTCTGGCTGACATCCCAGCGACCGCAGCATCAGGCGCAGTTCTACGAGAATCCGGTAGCACGATCGGGTGGGGAACCCTAGCCACAGCTGCCTACGGAAACAACACCGTCGACAATACCAAGATCGCGCAGATGGCGGCAGGGACGTACAAGGGCAACGCTACGGGCTCAACGGCCAATGCGCAGGACGTTGCGGTTCCGTTGATCAATCAGGTCGTCTTTAGCAACGGAACCAAACTCACCGGAAGCGCCCAGCTTGTCTATAAGCAAAGCACCACCGGGCTACAGCTAGTCGATCGGCTTAATGAAACCTTCGCCGCTGCCTCTATCACGACGGGCACGGTCACGATGGGCGTCGGCAATTGCACACGATTCTTGATGACGGGCACGATCAGCAAGGTCCTCAGCACCAACTGGCAGGATGGCGCGTTCATCCGCATTTGGCTGATCGCGAGCGGCGGTGACATCACGGTCACGCACAATGCCGGAGGAGGCGACGGGATATTTCTGGCGCACAATGCGACCCTAACCATCAAGAACGGAAACGGGTATCTACTCTCACTCTCCTATAGCCAGACGGACACGCAATGGATCGAAACGAGCGGCGATCCGACGCTGACCAACAATACCCTGTGGGGTCGGGGCGACACGGGAGACGGAAGGCCACAGCAGGTCAACCTGGCGAGTGGTCTACTCTTCAACACCGGCACGCAGAATCTCCTCAGCTATTACGTTTGGACGATGCAGTTCGGCGGCTTTTTCAGCGGCCTTTGGTACGCATCGTTACCAAACACCATCGGCCAGGGCGTGAACGATTGGGCGGCGACGACGACCCTTGGCTATCGAGCACCCGAGGGTGGCACTATTCTTCGCGTTGACTGGACGTCATGGGCGAACGCGTTGGCGGGCACGGGGAACTTGGTCGCGAAGCTATTGGTCAACGGGTCATCAGTCGCCACACTGTTCACGCAGGCGATCGGGTTTCTCACCGACGGCACAAGCACCGTGACCACGACGTTCAACGCTGCCGATAAAATCGGGATCCAGCTGTCCCAGACCGGAGCGCTCAGCACGGGTAGCAACATGGACATGCGCTTCACGGTGGCCGCGCTGTGATCGCCATCCTGACGACCGACCGGCCCGGGGTGTCGTATCTCGCCCAGACGATTGCCGACGTCGATTCATCGGCAACGGGGGCGCGCGTCGTTATTTCGGACGCCGGGAATCCCGATGTCCCGGCGCACTGGGAGACGTGTTGGTTCCGGAAGCCCGCGCCCTCGGCGCCCGGGCGAAACGAAAATAAGTGGTCGACGTGGAGGGCATTCGAGCTCGCGGCGCTCTATGGCGAGGATCTCGTGGTGCTCGAGGATGACATCCGTCTGTGTCATCGAGCGGCCGAACGGATGGATCGTTTTGTGATGCCGTCCGATCTGGCGTTCGTGTCATTCTTCGCAAACCACGGCGGCCCCCCTGGACTGGCTCGCTGGCGTCCGCATGCATTTCAGCTCGCGCAGGCCGTGAAGTACTCCTTGGCCACGTGTCGAACGCTACTCAGCCTGCGCGGCGAGATTACAGGCGGCGACCGCACAGGAGAGGCGCATGTGGCGCGAATCGCCGCTGAACTTGGATGGATGTTCGGCATTTATCACCCGAGCCTCGTGCAGCATGTCGGCGCTGTGAGCAGCATCGGGAGTGGGTTCAATACCTCACCTTCATGGCGCGGGCTCGACTGGGACGCTCACTCGACACCCCCTGCTTTGTATGTGTGAAGCGCCCGGGGTAAACTGAATGTCGCACCAAGGGGGATCTGCCGTATGAAACTGAAGACGCCGATAGTATTGGAAGTCACAGATCAACAGGTGGTGGGCGCCCGTTTCGATCGATCAACGGGTCGACTGGCCATCAGCGTTGCCATGGTCAGCAAACAGGGCTCGATCGTATTCCAGGGTGATGTGGCGATCGAGGCATCTACAAAGGTCCAGAAGACCGATGCCGACGGAATCGTGACCAATACCTTCGAGGGTGGTCGATGTCAGCGCATCGTCGTCAAGGACAAGCCGGCGGGTCCGTGGGATGTGTTCGCCCTTGAATCCTTCGTGAGTGAGAACGCCTTCGTGAACGCGCGGACGGCGATGAAGCTCGACGACGAGATGGCCGCCCTCGAGGCCGCCGGCGTCGCTGACGGCTGGCTGTTGGCCTGATCATGGGAGAGCACAAGCGAGAAGACATCTCCATTCATCTGAGCGATGCAGAGCGCATCATCCTAGGCGTCCGTCTGATCGGAGAGCAGCGTAAGGGGAGGGCCGAGCGGGCCATGACCAGCGAGGCGATCGACGCTTTTCGGCTCGGATGGGTAAAGGATACCCTCGCTACCGATCACGTCGCTCAGTTCACGGAGCTTCAATTACTCGCCGTGTTCAAGTCGACGACCGCGAATGGTGGAACGGATGCCGAGGGCATGGCGGCCGTGATCAACAGCATCAAACGCCTCGACCGTTTCTATGGGCTGCGCGGGAAGGTCCCGACGAAGGTGGAGATCAGTCAGCGCATCTTGTCCTGGGTGCTCGACGAAATGGACAAGATGTCAGCCGGCGGAATTGATGGGCTCGTGCTGGGCGAACTGGAAGCAAGATTTACAGCAGCCATCCGTGGGACCTATGTCCTGCCGCCCGAACTTCTTCAGGCTGACGCCGTTGCGGAAGTCGCGCCGGTGGTGAAACGCATCAAGACGAAGTGACGATCACCGACAAACAGGAGCCGATCGATCTGGACCTGGACGCCCCTGGTGTTCTGGTCGACGATGCCGAGGCGACTGAGGCGGCCGTTCATGGCGCCCCCGATTCTGCTTTTGAGCGCACGGCCGAGCGGCGCACTGCGTTTTCGGACGATACCCCAGTCAACGCCTTCGTCTGCGCCCACTGCGGACGGGAGCTGGTTCTCGTCAAAGACAACACGGTGCCGCCACGGAACGCTCACGAGGCATGGAAACAAGGACGATGCCTGTCGACTCACGACCGCTCGCTTTGGTCGTTCTGCCGCGCGGACGGCGGCAAGCTTCGCGAGCCCACGGCTGGTTCAGAGACGTCTTTCGACCGTAGGCGGATGCCCGGGTAGTCCGGTGTGGGCGACGCGTAGTTAGGGTACCGCTGAGTCTCCGGTAGACACGGGCCATGGCTCTAGGGCACCATGGATATGTGGAGACGCCAATCGGTCAGGAGTCAATAGCTCGTGAGTGATTCCGATCGCAGGTCAGAGACCCCGGTAACCATGGTCTCGTTGGAGAAGCGAGCTGTTGGCACCATGTTCAACCACGGCGTTCTCGGCGTCCTGGTGTTCGTTGGGATCGTCGGCGTGGGATATCTTGGACACATATTCGTTCCGATCTTCGTCGAGCGATTCAAGGAAGACGCAAAGACTCAGGCGCTGCACACCGTGGCGATGCAGCAAATGGCCGGGGCGATGGCCGCGCTTCATGACGAGATTTCTGGGAAGCATGCCGAGATGATCGCGAGCGCTGTCAACGCCGCGTGTAAACGACGATGACCAACCTTAAGACGGGGGGCACGTGAACGATGAGCATTCAACAGGCGGCGTTGGCGGCGGCAGAGGAAGAATCAGTCCAGACCGAAGACAACTCTCCCAGGTCATCCTCGACCTGCACGCATATGGCCAACGCATCTCGGCTTTTGCGGAAAGGTTGCTCGACACTACAGGAGATGACCGAAGCTCTATCCTTCTCGCCGCGGCAGTTGAACTCACAGACGATTTCATTCCTGCCGCGCAGGATATCGTTTTAGGGCTTCGCGCCCGAGCATCACGAAAGGATCCGGCCCCATGAACATCACCGACCTGACCTCCCGATTCTGGGCGTTTCTCAGCAAGGCCAACAAGGTCTGGGCGACCATCACCCTGGTCAGCGCGGCCGTCATCGGATCGGAGGCAACTGGGCAAACCAATTTCATCCCCCCCGCGGTTCTGAATTGGCTGCCCCTGATTCCCCTCTTGTCGGCAGCCATGACGAACGCCGCGATCAAGTCACTGCCGCCCGGATTGAAGAAAGTCGCCCTGGTGCTCGCCGGTCTCTGCGGAGTCTTTGTCGCCTATGCCTCGGCGCGCGCGTGCAACGATCCGAATGCCGTGCTCTGCGTTCCATTGGTCAAGCCGGGGGTCATCCACGCATTCGGCCTTTTGTCTGTGGTTCTCGCCGCCCTGGCGAATTCGGTTCTCAGCGGCGTCGGTCTGGTGGCTTCTCCGGCGGCACTGGCCGCCGGCGCGCCGCCGACCAAGCCCCCGACGGGCGGCTGAAAGGTGGGACTACTTCCCTTCTGGGCCCATGGCCCCGCGCTGCGGACTGCCGCGACCCCTCAGCAACATGAGCCCGGGACCTGCTGGCGGTTCGTGATCCTCGGCCCCCCCGCCACGAAGAAAAACAGCCTGCGGATCGTGACGCGTAAGAGCGACGGGCGGTCGTTCGTCATGCCGTCTTTATCGGCGAAGGGCTGGGAGAAGACGGCGGTAGAGCAGCTGCGCACCCAGTTCGTGCGCGGGGTGCCAATCGACCAGGCGGTTAGGATGGACGCCGTGATCTATCGGCAGCGCGCGACGGGCGACCTCTTGAACTACCTGGCGGCCGTGAGCGACGCCCTGGAGCGGGCCGGCGTGATCGTGAACGACAAGCAGATCATACGACTCGACGGCTGCCGACTAGAGAAGGACGCAGCCAATCCGCGGGTGGAAGTCGACGTGATTGTGATTTAGTTTGTTGACTCGTTTATGGTTTGGGCCTATGGTCACCGGATGTCCAAAACATCCAAGAAGACCAAAGCAGAAACCACCACGCCGAAGAAGCCGCCAGCCGAAAAGAAGACGCCGCATCAGAAGGCCCTGGCGCTGTTGACGCGGGTCGAGGCTGACTTCACCGCAGTGGCGAAGTGGGCGAAGTTGACCGGACTTATTCAAAGTGACGACATCGCCGGATTCCCGAAGATGACCGAGACCGAGGTCGTCAAGGAACTGATAGATAGCCTCCGTGATGGCATTGCCACGATATCGAAGCCCACTGCTGGCTGGCCCGCCTTCGGTCGTGGCTCCCGCTCGAAGATGGCCGTGGGTGATCGCGTCCGCGTGAAGCTGGACAAGGTCGCGCTGTACACCAAGCACGGGCTGTATCGACCGGCGGAGCTGATGAACCTGTCGGTGTCGGCCCTGGCCGGGCGGGAGGCGCGCGTCCTGTTGCCGGTCACGAAGGACGAACCCAACTTCCGCGAGATCCACATCCGGTCCCTGTCTCACCTGGAGCCCCACCCCGCCTAAAAAACGAAAGGCCCGACGGGGGGTTTGATTCCGTCGAGCCCTTCGCTTCCGAAGACACCCCTGCCAAAAGGAGTCCCATGTCGAAAGAAACTGTAAGCGCACGACCCCCGGTGGTCAATCCCGAGCTGTTCGCGTTGATCAATCGTCAAGTCGAAGCGGTGACGCGGAAGTTCACCATCAGGGTTGGACGCATGGAGCCAGAGCACATCCGCCAGGTCGCCTGGGTGGCGGCGCTGGAAAACGTTCCGCAGTGGGATCCGAGCCGAACCGGCGCCGACGGTTTTTTCTACGTCATTTGTTGGCGGGCGGCGATCAAGGAAACCCGGCACTGGCGGTTCCTGAAGACGTCGCCGCTCGAGGATGACTACGCCCATGCATGCGACCGCGCGAGCCCAGAAGAGCGGGTTGAGGCCGCGGAGCTCGAAATGAAGTGCCGTCGCCTCGAGGCCGCCCGCCTGACCGCGACGCGGGCCCTGGGGCTTCCTGTCAAGGTTCGTGCGGTCGGAGAATGCCTGGATGTCGATATACCGCGGGACGTCTACGGCCAGCGGGCGACCGTGGCGCGCCGGCTGCGCCTGTCGCCCAAGCAGCTTGCCGCGAATCTTATTCACTACCGTCGGGCGCTGCGTCGCAGCCCCGTGATCCAGAAACTGAACACCGAGCGCCAGGCGCTCATGGAGGAAATCCGATCATGAGAGGTCACCCGTCCCCAGCATCCAAGGCAGCAGCAGAGAAACGAGACTTTGATCAGAGTCGAAGAGGCTACATCACGATCAGAGAGGCGGCGGAGGCGACAGGGAGACCGGAGCCCACGGTTTACATGTGGGCGCGCAAGGGGTGGCTCAAGCTCGTGACAAAGCTCAGCAACCGGCTCTACGTCTCGCGCAAGGAGGTTCTGGCGTTCGCGAAGACGATGAACGTCGGTGGGCCGTCATGAAGTTCAGCGGCACGGAGTTGATCATCACGCCGAACGGAGAAGGCGCCCTTCAAGGTCACGTCGTCGCGGACGGCGCCGTCACGCATATCCTTGGTCTTGCTGGCGGAATGGTCGGTGGGCGCGCCTCGATCGCCGTCGTGGTGAAATCGAAGGACGGTCGAGAGGTTCTTGGGCAGTTGAGCCTCCGCCTATTTCTGGAAGCGGCGGACATCATGAAGGCCGCCCATGGTGATCCCCGGCTTTGATGGTGGACCGCGACCAATCATGGTCGACATATCAGGGGGCAAGGACTGAGGCACAAGTACAGCAATACAGCGTCCACGCTGTTTCGTGGATACAAACGACCGAGTGGAAGGAAACGGAACATGAAACGAACACTGATAGGAATGTTGTTGTTGATGGGAGTCATTGGGTGCGGAGGGCCGCCTCCGGAAGCAACGGAGAAACGAACAGGAGATCTGAACCTGTCGTTTGCGGCGGTAAGCACAGGAGGAGGCGAGATTGGGTTCATTCAACAAGTGCCAATCTCCACGGGTAGAAATTCTTGCCGTCCTGGATCCGGATGCGGGACCACGTTCAACTTCTCTGTTAATAGCGCCCTCTTACTGGGAATCACCAATCCCAATGGGCCGTATAATTTTCAAGCGTCGAACAACGGAGCCAATGGTGTCATCTGCACGACACTGATCAATCTCGGCAGCACAGGTGATCTGACCGGCATCAAAAGCTTGTGGTTCCCTGCAAGTTACGCGAATTTCCCTTCGGCTGGATACCTTGGCAGCAGCCACACCGACGACGGGAGCAATTGCACCAGCGTCCCATCCGGGTGGCATCATCCGATCGCCTTTGCGGCCTACACGTGGCTCCCGTCTTACGGAGTTCCGAGTGCTAGCACGGTCAACGTCTATGCGCGAATTGACGTTGATTTTCCAGAATACGGTGTGACCAACAGATACTTGTGGCCGTTCGCCAGATAACCCCGAAGCCTGAGCACAAATAGAAAGGACACAAAGAACCATGAAACGAGCATTGCTGATCGGTACCTTGATGATGATCGGAGTGGGATGTGGGAGGGCATCGACACCGCAAGATCCAGGCGGAGGCGAGACGACAACGCGCACGAGCGCGCTCCAATGGCAGAATACGGGAAATTACCCTGCGGTTAATCCAACGGATCTAATACCGGATTGCGACGTGTGCCCTGATCATGTTCGGAACCGTCCATACATAGGCCCACTGAAAGACACCGTCTACTATCGATCGGGTATCTCTTCGAAAGATGCCGACATGGGTGGAGCAACAATGGCCCTCAACCCAAACGTCCACGGCGTTATTGGAGATGGATCGATGTGGACTCTCACACTGACGAAAGGCCAGGGCGGTCACGGCCTCTTTGGGAGTATCCCAAACATGGTCTATCACACCATGGATACCGGAAATGTTGTCACTCCATGGGGAACTGATATCTCGGGAGGGATCTATAACGATATTGGACCAACGGCAAGTTGGTCCACGTTTGCAGGTAAGCAAGGGTATTGGATCAATCAAGGTGACTCCACTGTCACCGGATATCGTTACGCGACTGTTTTGGGGATAACTCAATGGTGGACATTTACTGTCCACATGAAAGCGGGAACCACCATTGTGTATGAGATGGCCAGGATTCCTTTCGCATGTTACGGCAATCCATCCTGCTATCCAGGTCCCTCGTTGCCACCACAAATGAGCCTGTCGATCGTTTACAACTACTACAACAACTTCAACGACAGTGAACTAGCCCAGAACTTCCAAAACTACATCTGGCAGTAACATGCGTACCCTCGTCGTATTGCTTTGTTTCGCGTCCTGCTTCTCGCCGGCCTACGACGAGGGTGGCTTTATCTGCGGGCCCGGTGGATCGTGCCCGTCACCACAGACGTGCCGATTTGACAATCACTGTTGGGCTGGGGTTGGTCCGGCCTTGCCGGCGCCCATCGAGCCCGATGCTGGTGCCGCTGATGTCGTGGAGGTCGAGGTGCCTGTGGAGCACGCGCCCATCATCCGACAACTCGGGGAATCGTGTAGCCCGATGTACGTTGGGCTTGAGAATCGCTCGGATGATTGCGCCATCGGTCTCGTGTGCGTACAGGGCAACAGGGGTTCGAGCTGTTTCAGGTTATGCGCCGGCGGCGAGAACCGGGCGATCGATCCAGGTCCAGGTGGGCCGGTGGCCATGGTGTGCCCGTTGAGCCCCGTCGCATGCGACCGCGTGAGCGACATTGGCTGCCAGCCGGGATGGGCATGCTACCGCCAGTCTGGAATCATCAGTTGCGACCCACAGAGCGGCGGACAGCGCCTGCGAGAGGCGTGCACCTACTCGCGGGATTGTTTACCTGGGCTTGCCCTCGAATGCGTTTCGGGATACTGCGCGGTGACACAATGACGTGCCCCCATGAGAGACTAGAAAACTTACTCGCTGCCCAAAACGCCGAGTTGCGCGAGAAGGTACGCCAGCTCGAAGCCGACTTCGAAGAGGCGGTTGAGTACCTGCGTGCCTACTGCGAAACGATCGATTCGCACAACGTGAACGCTTTCCTGGCCCGCATCGACGCGCGCAAGGTGACCAAGTGACGTCGTGATCTGTATGTGGTGCCAGAGGGTCCCCGCGCTGCCGCCGGGACGGTTCTGTTCCAGGAAGTGCCGTCAAACCGCGTGGCGTATCCGGCGTCGCTCGGTGATGGCGGAGTCGCGAGGGCGGGCGATGCGCTTCGCGTACGCCGATCCGCCGTACCCAGGTCTAGCCAGAAAGTACTACAAGGGCGAGGCGACGTATGGGGGCGAGGTCGATCATCTGGCGCTGATGTCGGCGTTACAGGACGACTATCCCGACGGCTGGGCACTGTCGACGTCGGAGCGTGGTCTTCGCACGGTGCTTTTGTATGCGCCGGTGGGATCGCGTGTGTGCTGCTGGAGTAAGCCGCACCCGGTGCCGCCGGCTACGAACGGCATCCACAACGTCCTGGAGTTCGTGATCGTGTGCCGAGGCCGCCAGCGACCGCCGGGCGTTCCCAATTGGCTCTCGGCGCTCCCGGCGCGCGGGGGTGGCACTTTGCCAGGCCGGAAGCCCCTGGCCTTCTGTGCGTGGCTGTTCGGGCTCCTGGGTATGCAGCCGGGGGACACGCTGGACGATCTCTACCCGGGCACCGGGATCGTGGGGCGGGCGTGGGCGGAGGCCGGGCGTCGGCGAAGTACTCATGAGTCGTAAGGCGAAAAATAGTTTGACGTGACAATCGGAATCGATCTACGGTCTTACCGCTGCCCAGAAACATGAGATATCGCACGTCCACATTCGCAAGACACCACCGTCTCTACCTCCCCATTCTGGGCAGCGGCTCGGCTTCGGTCGGGTTCCAGGGTGACGGAGAGGACGGTGGTGGCTTGGGGGTGTGGACGAAGGATTTTTGATGCGCTGCCCTGATTGCGGAAACGATCGAATGTCGGTCGATCGAACCGTGCAAACCCTGAAGCGATGTACACGCACCCTAGTGTGCGACGTCTGTGGTCAGGGATTCGAGAGCGAGGAGGCCATAAGCGGTCGACTTGGAAGCCTTAAACCTGACACCCGCATGCTACCGGTAGCACGTGGGCATGCTACCCGTGGATCACCCGTGCGCACCGGCGACACACCCCTGCGCACCGGTAGCGCGTGGGGGGTTGGGGGGGGTCTGTCTTCTGGATCTGTCCGAGATCCGGATGGATCAGGGATCCCAGAGGCAGATCCGGATCAGACGCGCGCGATCCCGCGTGCAGCACCGACATTGGAACTGACGCCGTTCCGCGCCCCGGCCCGTCCGTTTCCGATGGGCGCCGTGACGGTCCCATTTCTGGAGGTCTACGACGCCTATCCCAGGAAGCACAAGAAGCTTCCCGCCGCGGCGGTGTGGCAGGAACTGGCCACGGACTACGCCGGTGGCGAAAAGGCACTCTCCGCCGCGATTCTGAAGCGGTTCCGCGCTGGGTTTTTGGACCGGCCGCCGTATAACGGGGACATGAAGCACGTGCCCACGTTGGAGACTTTTCTGGCGGGCGGCTTGTGGCAGGATGACGACGACGTGTCCCAGGTCAAGCCGGAGCGGAAAGCGTATCGGGAGCTGTGATGGACGGTTCTGAAATCAGGGGCCGCATCGAGCGGCTGGTGGCGAAGCGTGTGGCGGCTGGAGCAACCGACGAAGAGGCTGGCCGGGCCGGCGCCGAGCTTCTGGGCAGTCTCGGTATGCCGCTCCCGGGTGAGTTGAAGACCTTGGCAATCGAAATCTATAGCGATCGGGCGCGTCAGTTTCGCGAGGGCAGCGATCGACCGCCGGCGTCGACGACGACCGTGGCCTGATCCGGTGGGCGGGTCCCAAGGCAAGGATCAGGTCATGGACATCTGTGGGATGCCGATCGTGAACACACAGGGGAAACCGGTCGCCTATTGCAATCGCCCGCCGCATGAATTCACACCAGGCGAGCGTTGTAGGTGGACTCGGGCTCCTGAACCGGTTCCGGCTCTGGGTGTGCCGCTGTACAGCGAGGAGCAGATCAGGGCGGCGTTTTATGAATGGGCTAGCAAGGCGGGGATGCAGGGGGACACGTACTGGCACTATTTTCGAGGCGAGTTGGTCTCGGGCCCCACGCCGCCGATAGCCTTCACGATCCCCACATGAGCGAGCCTCAATCACTGATCCCGGGCGGGCGCATGCCGCCGTGTGATCTTGCAGCCGAGCGCGCGGTGCTTGGGGCGGTGTTCGTCCGGGCGAGCACGATGGACGAGATCAGCACCGTGCTGGCCACAGACGACTTCCTTCTGCCCGTGCATCGGGACATCTACGACGTGCTCCTAGCGCTGTGGAACGGGCCCGGTGGCCGGAGTGAGCTCGACGCGATCATGGTGATCGACGAGATGCGCCGGCGTGGCTTGCTCGGGACCATGGAAGGTGGCGAGACCTACCTCCTGAAGCTGAGCGGCTCGGTGCCGTTCTGGGACAACGCCCGCAAGTACGCCGCGATCGTGCGGGACAAGGCGATCCTTCGGCGACTGATCGCGATCTGCGCCGATGCCATGACCAGGGCCTACGACAACGGCGACGTGGACGACGTTCTAGGCGATCACCGCAACGCCATCGCGATGATCGATTCCCGCGGCAGTGACGAACCAGAACGCGTGGGAGACGTACTGACCAGCATCATCGACACGATCGAGCAAAAAGCTACAGCCCCCGAAAAATATGCCGTCCTGATTGGGCTGGCGGAATTCGATCGCAAGATTGGCGGCTATCGAGCTGAGCAACTGGATGTAGTCGCTGGCACCCCGGGACTTGGTAAAACCTCGTGGGCGCTGGATGTGGCCTTCAGATCATCCGTTCGAGGGGTGCCGAATCTGATCTTCTCGCTTGAGATGTCAACGCAGGAATTGGGAGAGCGGTTGATCGGCGTGAGTGAAAATGTCGAGGTTCGCAAGCTGACGCGAGGGGATCTGGATGCGAACGACTGGAGGCGCATCCACAACGCCCCCAAGAGACTCGGCCCGCTCCCGCTCTACGTGTTCGATGACGTTGTCCGATTGGATCAAATGGAGGCAATAGCGCGACGCTGGCGGGCGAAATTCCCAGATAAGGTGTGTCTGCTGACCTTCGATTATTTGCAACTGATGACCGTGCAGGGAAGCAAGCAGATGAACGACAACGAGCGGTTCACGATCATCACGAGGACACTTAAACTCCTGGCAAAATCGTTGAAGTGTCCGATCCAGCTTGTGTCCCAACTGAATCGAGATGTGGTCAAGGAAGGCACCGACGCGAAGCCACGCGCGCCGAAGCTTTCAGATTTACGCGGCAGTGGATCGATCGAACAGGATGCCGACATGGTGATCTTCATCGCCCAGCGGCCGGGAGACGACGGTGGAGCAAGCAGCGGACCGATCGAGGCGCCGATCATAATCGGCAAACACCGCGGTGGCCCCAGGGGTACGCTGAAAAACGTGATGTGGGATGGTCGCTTCAGTTCGTTCTATCCGAATGAGGAAGCCGAGGCGGATCTACTGCGAGACCACAGACAGCCGGAGACCGACGATTGAACCAGCATCGCCTGTGGAACGATCCTAAGGTCCGCGCCGCCCGCCAAGCCGCGGCCGAGGCTTTCATGGGGCGAGCGATGGAACTTGCCCCGTTGCCCAGCTGGTACGTCTGGGCGGCGCAGGCGCTGGCGGATGTTCCGGTGAAGGCAGGTCAACGCAATGGCGAACAGGAGGATCCGAATGCTGATCAGGATAGTCGACTTCGAGACGACTGGGGTGGCG